GGCGCGTGCGTCTCTGGCTGTTACCCGGGCTGCCTCATCCTCACCATCCCTAACGGCACACCCGTGGAGATCGGGCAGGCCTGGGAGGTTACGCTGGAGGACGCCAAGGCTTCCGTGTGTAATGCCATCGACGCCGTTGCCGAACAGTTGCGTAACACCGTCCTCACTCCTGGGGCAGGACAAATGGCAGCGTACATTCGTAAAGAGGCGCAGGCTCGTGCCTTTATGGCGGATGCTATTCCGGTAGCCGAAGACGCGTTAGCGGTGTTCAAGAAGACCTATTCGGCTATATATGCTGAAGTAGGTATAACGGCCGACACGCCGGTCGATGTAGCACGCATAGTCATCGCGAATGCTGACGCGTGGTACGCCTTTGGTGATGCGCTGGAGAGCGTCCGCCTTGGCGGGAAAAAGGCGGTAAAAGCCACTTCTTCTGTCGCTGACGTCCTGGCGGCACAAGCAGCTATTCAGTGGCCTGTTCTGTGAGCAAGCGCCTTGCCTCCACAAGGCGATAGCTTATTCGACGGCATGAAGGGGGTGATGTAAATGGCCAAGAAAGGCACGGGCTCCAAAGGGGGCTCCAAAGGGGGCTCCAAAGGGGGCACCAAAGGGGGCACCAAAGGCGGCGGCAAAGGCGGCTGCAAGTAACCGTTGATCACCAAGCCACAAAGCCCCGGTGGACTCCCCTACGCCGCCGGGGCGACCAACCAAGGAGTTTTCACGGTATGCACGTCCACGCCCCGGATATGGCCGCCCTTGTTGACCCCCAGCGAATTGTCCAACTGAGCCATACAGAGCCGCGTTGCCCCGTTTGCCAGGGCATGGGCACCGTGGGCCAAGACGATACCCCTGGAGCCCAAATAGGCCACGTAAAGATGTGCAAAGCATGCGGCGGGAGTGGCTTCATTGCCCCGGCCGTTTAGAGGACAGAATGAATTACCGCATTATTGCTGCCTTGGTCTTCTCTTTCGGCTTTGGAATCACCCTTTTCTTCGCCTGCCTCGCCGATGGCGGCGAAAAGACTTATGGCGACGTTCAAGGGATCGTAGTCTCCAACCACGACGGGGACACCATCACCATTGACGTACCTGAGTGGCCGGACATCATTGGCAAGAACATCTCGGTGCGTGTCGGCGGCATCGACACTCCTGAAATGAACGATCCTGACGAACTTAATCGGCGAGTCGCCCGGCAGGCAGGCCTTGCCGTGACGAATATGTGCCCCAGCGGTTCGATAATCACGATACGGAGCGCATGGCGGGACAAATACTTCCGTATCGGGGGCACCGTCCTTTGCGGCGGAGTTGACGTAGCGAAAAAATTGATTGATAAAGGCCTCGCAACCCCGTATGACGGGGGAGCGAAGACAAAGTGGGTAGGAGGTAAGCCTTATGCCACGAACTGAGCGGCCAAGAGAAGAGCAGGTTCCCAGCAAAGCCTTCTACTTCACCGGCGACGACCAGCGGATCTCCTTCTCCGCCGTTGACGGTGAAGGGAAGAAAAAAAGCCTGACCATCGAGCCCTTGTACTCTGGTGCCCCTGTCAAGCATTGGTGGTTCGGTGACGTGATCATCGACCTGGACAGCATGGTCTTCCGTGGAAAGAAGTTCCCCGTTTTGCGGGATCACAGCACCGATCGAATCCTGGGTTTCAGCGGGCGGCCGGAAATTGTGACTGACGATGCGGGAAAGAAATCAATCCGCTTGACAAACGTCACCCTCGTCGATACGGAAGATACCCAGAAGGTCGTAAAACTCGGTGACGATGGGTTTCCGTTCCAGGCGAGCATCAGCATCAAGCCGACGAAAATCCAGCGCCTTGAAGAAGGCGAAGAAGCCGAGGTGAACGGCTACACCGTTAAGGGGCCGGTTGCCATCTGGCGGAACAACATCTACAAGGAAGGCTCCGTATGCGTCTTCGGCGTGGATAGCAACACCGCCGCAACGGTGTTCAGCGAACAGGAAGTTGCTGAAATGGCCCGCGTGAGCTTCTCATACATCGAGGAAGGCAACGAACATCAACCCAAACCGGAGGAAAAGGCAATGCCCTTCGACCCCAGCCAGTTCAAAGACGACCCGACGTTCGCGGCCTTCTGCGATTCCATGAAGAAGGAAGCCACCGACGCCGTCACCGCCGAGGTTTCCGGCCTCAAGGCCGAACTCGCCGACAAGGACAAGACCATTGGCGAACTGTCCGCCAGCAAGACCGAACTCTCCACCCGCCTGGACACCGTCGAGCAGACCATGGCGAAGTTCACCGCCCAGGTCAAGGAAAAGGACATCGTGGCCACTTCCAGCGCCATCGTGTCCGGCCTGCTCAAGGAAGCCTGCTTCTCGGACTACCAGGAAAGCAAGGTCAAGGGCGTCTTGCCGTCCTACAGCGCCTTCGTCAAGGACGGCGTGCTCGACGAAGCCGCCTTCTCCGAGGCCGTCAAGAAGGACATCATCGAATGGCAGGGCATCTTCTCGAAGTCCAGCGGCGGCGAAGGCCGCGTCCTGGGCGGTGGTTCCCCGGCTCCGCTCTTCGGCGGCGCGGGTGCCAATAACGGCGCGGGCCAGTTCTTCGATCCGGCCACCCAGGCCGAACGCATGGCCGGTTACCTGGGCTTCGACGGATCCAAGGGCGACGACGCCGAATAACCTGCTCGCACGCACCACAAGGAGAGCACAATGAGCACCAAAGGTTCGATTCCCCAGATGAACATTGGGGCCATGACCCTCGGTCAGCGCCCGCTTTTCAAGAGCCAGCGTGAGACTGCCCTCATCGAAGAGGGCGTCTATCAGGCCGGTTTCGGCTACCTGCCGCCCGGCCAGATTATGGCCAAGAACGCCGTTACCGGCAAGCTGGTTCCTTACGTCCCGGACGCCGTTGTCTTCGGCGTGACCAAGGGCGTTGCCCGGGCGATCAACGACGTCGCCAACGGCGCGGCGTTCGTCTATGTCACCATGGACGACAGCTACAAGTTCCAGATCGGTGACAGTCTGATTCTCGCTCAGGACGCCACCTTCCTGGACGGCGGTGCGATCACTGCCATCGACCGCGACACCGACGCCTATCGGGCAAAGATCACCTTCACCAACGCGACCGCCGTGGCGACCTACACCATGGCGAACAACACCCACTGCTACCCGAAGGCCGGCACGGCGGGCAAGTTCTCCAAGGCCTTCTGCATCTGCGATCTTGGCGTGGATACCGGCTACGGGGCCGACGACGAAGCCGGCACCATCCCGCAGGGCGGCCTCGGTTCCGTCGTGTTCAAGAACGCGACCCTGTACCGGAACAGCCTCGTGGACTACGATGCCCAGGTTCTCACCGACCTTGCGGCCGTGACCATTCCGTTCATCTTCAACAACCTGCTGGTCATCTAAGGGGGCAACAACCATGAAAGGCGATTCCGGTATCCCGGCCCTCCGCCTGGAGGTGCTCAACCGTTTCATCTCGCTGCCTGTTAAGGCCCCCACCGGGTTTTTCATGGGCATGTTCGGCAGCTTCAACAACGATTCCAACGCCATCACGTGGGAATACGAGTACGGCTCGGGTGGCATCACCCCGTTCGTCGCCCCCGGCGCTCCGGCTCCGACCGTTGGCGTGGACGGGACCGGCGAGGGTTCGGCCAAGGCGGCCTACTGGAAGGAGAAGACCTACTTCGACGAATCCTTCCTGAACAACCTGAAGCAGCCCGGCACCGTGCAGACCTACCAGACCGCCGAACGTACCCTGGCCCGCCAGACCCTGAAGCTGCGCAACCGCTGCCTGCGTCGGCGCGAGTGGATGGTCGCCAAGATGTTCACCGACGGCCGCTTCTCCTATCTCGATGCCAAGGGCATGGCCTTCACCGTGGACTACGGCGTTCCCGCCACCCACCGCGTGACCCTGGCCGCCGACCGCAAATGGAGCGACGGTGCCAACCGCAATCCGCTCGAGGACGTCCTGACCGGCAAGAAGGTTCTCGCCGACGATGCCGGTGTCGTGCCCGAATACGGCATCCTGAACAGCACCTTGTTGACCCTGCTGATGCTGGACACCAAGATCCAGACCCTGCTGGCCAAGTCGCAGTTCGGCGACGGCGACCTGTTCAAGAACCCCAAGGCCGTCATCGGCGCGCTGCTCGGCATCCCGCTGTACGTCTACGACGAGTTCTACGAACTCCAGGCGTTCCTCATGCAGAACGCCTCGTCCACGGGCGGCACCACGATCTACCTGGATCAGGTCACCGACTTCGAGATCGGCGGCACCCTGCGCTTTCAGAACATGAAGACCCCCAAGGTCTGGGAAGACCGCACCATCACCGACGTGGATGTGCTGGCCGGCACCGTGACCGTGAACGCCGCCCCGACCAAGAGCTACCTCATGGGCCGCGACCGCGTGCTCATGAAGAAGAAATACATCGCGGACAACACCTTCACCATGTTCTCTTCCACGGCGGAAGGCGTGGCCGTCGCCGAGTTCCTCGCGGCCCCCCACGGCGTCGATCGCCGTTGGGGCACCTACGTGGACACCAAGTACGAGTGGGATCCGGACGGCGTCTGGATTCGCGTGCAGGACAAGGGCCTCCCGGTCTACTACAACCCGGACACCACCTACACGATGGTCGTGAAATAACCATCCAGCCAATCAATCAGGGGGCTAGAACGCCTAGCCCCCTGTTATGAAGGAGAGCGTCATGGCTACCAAGACCAGCATCAACCTCACCGTCAATCTCCAGTCGGGTCACGTCTTCATTCCGGCCGGCAACCATACTCTCCCGGACAGCCCGTACTCCGACATTCTTCAGGCGGAAATCAACGCCAAGGCCCCGCACGTGGTCGTCCTGGGCACCGCCGAAGTGCCCGACGCCGATGTCACCCCGGAAACCGATGGCGACACCCCGCCCCTGGCGGCCCCGTCCGCTCCCCGCACGGGCGGCCGTCGCCGCGCCGCGCAGTAATTCCAACGGCCAAGGGAGGATGAGCGCATGACCGAAGATGAAGCCATTGATGCCCTCAAGATCGGGCGTCTGAAGGGTCTTACCGACCTGTTCGACGATGACGAACTGACTGAGGTCATGCGGACCACGGAGCGGGAAACCGGCTGGACGCTGCCCCTTGAAGGCAATAGCCGAATCACGTGGTTTTTGCGGCGGGCCACCCGGCATGCGCTCTACCTCTTGTTGGTGATGAACGCCAACAAATTCAAGTACAAGCAAATCAATCTTCAGCAGAGGTTTGAACATTACCTCAAGCTGATTGAAATGGAAGATAATGCTTGGCTCGCTGCCGAGCTGCCCCTTGACACGCCTGAGGACCGCATTGCTGTGTTCGGCAGTGTGGCTTCGGCCGGTTTTGCTTACGATGACCTAGGCCGCGACATGACCTACGATCCGAGTAACCGGGTTATCATCAACCCCCTAAAGGATTCGTAGTCGTGGTTTCGCTGGGCGATGACATCAAGGCGGTTGTCGTTGAGGTAGGCCTCGGTTTCGAGGTTGAACGGGAAACGACTACCATCAGGGGCGAGTACCTCGACTATGAGGAAAATACCCAGATGACCAAGCCGTTTACGTTCCAGCACTTCCTTTTCGTAAAACTGTTCCATGACACCCAGGTAGTTCCCGGAGACGTCATCCGCTTTCTCGTGGATGGTCGCCGGTATCTGGTCATGTCGGCCCTGCCCGAACTGTTCGAGAATCAAATCATCGAGACGTCGGCGGTCCTCTACCGCTGCAACGTTGTAGGATCTTTACTCCGCCCGTCCGGGGAGACGGAAACCTATTCGTTCAAAACCAAGACCACGTGGCTTCCGGTCAAGACCGACTTTCCCGCCTTGCTCACGGATAAGCTCTATGCCACCCGCCTGGACGAGCAGACACACGACTTTGCGGCGGTTGACGTGACGGGCCTTATCCTGTATGTTCCCGCATACGTTAAGCCAATTCCCCTCGACCGCTTTGTCGTGAGTGGGGAAAGCCCCTACCGGGGCGCGATTTCTGGCGAAGAACACTACAAGGTGACTTCGTTGGAACCGCATTCGTTTGATGGGGTAAGCGTTGTCTACCTTGAGGAGGATACGCGCGAATAGCCCCAAACCCTAATCATCCGGGAGGATGAAATGTCCAAGATCCTTATTGTCGGCGAACATCCCTATTGTGGGAGCGGAACAGGCAACATGATGGCGGGCATTCTGTCCACCATCGATGCTTCTCAGCATGAGATTGCCATTTTCGCTTACGGTGACCCGGCTCCCGACACCCTCTTCGACACCATCATGTCTTTTCCCATCGTTTCTTCGCACAGCGACCGCGACCCCTGGGGTGGGAAGAAACTTCTTTCCACCATAAACACGATCCGTCCTGACCTCGTGTTTTTCGTCGGGTTGGACGTATGGCGCTATGCCCATATCTACCCGGAAATGCTCCGTATGGCTCAAGCACACAGCTTCAAGACCATGTGCCTTGCCCCCTACGACCTGCCGACCTTGCGCCAGGATTGGCTGGTATGGTTCTCGGTATTCGACCACGTCCTGATTTATTCGGAAAGCGGGCATGGGCTGGTAGCCCCGTACCTCAATTCCAGCGCTTACTTCCGGCCACCCGCCCCACACCTGGACTTCTTTGCCCGGTCGCAAATAGCTCGTGAATATGGGCGTCGGACATCATTTCCTCATCTGTCAGATGAGGCCATCATTGTGGGATTCGTTGGAAACAACCAGTTCCGTAAAGATCCCATGGGTCTTATCGAGGGGTTCGCTCTCGCGGCGGCCAAGGACGAGCGCCTACACCTCTATCTGCACACCAACATGCAGGGCGTGTTCAACCTTCCGCAGCTTTGCGCGGACGCGGGCATCCGAAAGGGTGCCGTGCTCGCTAAGGATCAGGCCATTTACTCCTATCCGACTAATCGCCTTGTTCAGGTCTACAACGCCATGGACATGATCGTCATGTGCTCGGCATTCGAGGGCCTGTCCTACACGCCCCTGGAAGCCATGAAGTGCGGTGTCCCGGTTATTGTGTCGAACTGCCCGGCGCATCGGGAGCTCGTCGAAGACGCAGGCATCTACGTGGGCCTCACGGTGCCTTACATGGTGCCGGTTCCGACGGCCCACGGCGATGGGTTCACCCGCGTTAAGAGTTGTCGGCCCGAAGCTATCGCCAAGGCTATTGGCTTCATGCTTCAACCCGACGTTCGCCACCGTCTGAGCCGCATTGGGATTGAGCAGGCCGTGAAGTGGCTTTCCGGGACCATGGACATCAACGCACACATCGACCGCGTCCTCAGCAACTCCATAAGCCCGGCGTCGGACCAGATAGACGCCGTTTTGTTCGCCCAGCATAGCGCCGCCGGGGACGTGCTCATGACCACGCAGTGCTTCAAAGGACTCAAGAAGAAGCACCCCGGCAAGCGCCTTGTTTACATGACGCAGAAGAAGTTCCACAACATCGTGGAAGACCATCCGGACCTGGATGAAGTTATCGACTGGAATCCGGACATGATGCGCCGGTATTCCATCGTTTACAACCCGCACGGGGAGCGCATCGTAACAGGAGGATTCAACTCCCTTGATACCGCGCTCTACGAGATGTATCCATACTTCTGTGGGCAATTGGAAGCGGACACGGTGCGCATCACGAAGCAGCGCCCGGAACTTCACGCAGACGCCTTGCCCGAGAAGTACATAATCGTGCAGACGGCCGGCGGAAGCAAGGAATATCGAACCTACGAGCATATGGATCTGGTGCTGGCCGGCACGCCCTTGCCCGTCGTTCAGATCGGTAGCCATGAAGATCCGCTGTGTCGCTATGCCTCGCTGGACCTTCGGGGAAAGCTCTCATTTCAGGAGAGCGCCTGGGTTGTCGGGCACGCCACGGCCGGCGTCGTGATTGATAGCTTTCCGGCCCACCTGTGCGGGGCGCTCGGTACGCCGGCCGTGGTCCTGTACGGCCCAGCCCCGGCCCGGGTCACCCACCCCAGGGATGACAACGGGGTCATCGTCAACCTGGAGCCCAACCGCCTTGATGCCTGTCCCATTCTGACCACGTGCTGGGGAGCGCCTAGCCGGCGGCCCTGCAAGACGCCATGCATCAACACCATTAAGCCGGAGGCCGTGCGCGCGGCCCTGCTGACCACTCTTGCTGACAAGGGAATCACCAATGAATAAGTTTTTGTATGTCATCGGCGGAGCGCCGCGCTCCAGGACCACGTTTCTTATGCGGTGTCTGCTCGCACATTCCAAGATCAAGGGATGTGCGGACCCGCACCCCAAGCATACCAACGAGCCGCCCCAGGTCATGCACGCGGCCATCGCCGCCAAGAATTACAGCGGCCTCAGCAAGTTGTGGGATTACTGGTGCGCTGAAGAGGGGAACGCCCTTGTCATCAAGGCCCCGGGGTACATCCATGCCCGTCAGTTTTTCGAAGATAATCCGCTCGGACTGACTCCGATCTTCTTGCAGACGGCGCGGCCTATTGATGAACTTATCGTGTCAAACGCCTTGTACCCGGACGGACGGGCGCACCTGTCCCGTCCCTTGATCATGACCGACTGCCCGGAAGATTCGCGCATTAACATCGAAGGAATCTGGCCCGGCCTGGACCTGTATGAGCGGTCGTACCTGCGCTGCGCGTGGCATACGGCCTACGAGAAGTCGTATGGCGGATCCATGGTTGCGCCCGGGGACTACCGCCGGGCCGCCGCCCTGGCAAAGCGCCTTTGTGGCCTTGCTGGGCTCGAAATGGAGCCGACTATGACGTCGTTCATTAAGACCTTTTCGGTGGAGAAGTTCGATGCCGAAGAACTCGCCAAGGCCAATGATGCCATGGTTTCGGTGACCCGAAAGCTGGGGGCGGCGTAATGCTCGTCACTCTCTACATCATTCCAGGGGACCGCGTCCCCGACATTGATGGAGCGGTGACTTCCTTCGGCAAGAACCTGCTGCGGAACGTCGTCGTGTGTGACACCAGGGAGCCTCGGTTTCAAGAGGCTCAGGCCCCCTACTGCGCCTACATGTATTCGGACGAACTCATTGAGCTCCCGCTTCGACGAGCGCTGCCCGTTTACTTCCAGCCGGCATTCCGGTATTGGGATGTGCTCACTCTGTTCCGTCGAAACGTGTTTGACAAGAAGTTCTTCCAGGCCCCCAGGATCTTTAAGTCCGGGATTCAGATGGAAGGGCTCATGCCCAAGTATCCCACGCCCCTTGTCTTCGAGCGGGTGCTGGACGGGTTCTTGCGGGGGTAGTATGTTCGACGCTCGCCTGGAGAAACGGTATGAGGTACGGTTCAACAAGGCTCGTACGGCTATTGACCGGCGCACGCGGTTCTGGAAAGACGAACTTCCCCGTCTTTACATCACCGCCTACTATCGTGCCGTTCTCCGGGCGATTGAAACGCAGCGGTATGCCTCCGCTTATGACCCCTTGAGTGCAAAATACAAGAAGTGGAAAGAGAATCATGGCTACTCGCCAAAGTTTTGGGTCAAGACGGGTGCCCTCCGGGCGGCACTGCAAGAGCGGGCATGGCGCGCTCAGCCGGTAACCAAGGCTGACGACTACGTGGAATACATCGGTTCTCTGCCCGATGAAATCAACTGGTATGTGGGCCTCACGGAGTGGGGCTACCGGGGCCGGGGCAAGGGCGGCTCGTGGATGACTATCCCCGCTCGGCAGGTGTTTAGTCCGATCATGGACAACATGCAGGCGGAGTTCGAGAAGTACGTGGGCCAAGCCTTGCGCGATTTAGCCACCACTTGGGGTAAAAAATGAAGATATTGGACTTGCAGCCCGCCGACATTCTTGTTACGGTGGAACTTAGATTAACTGAAGTACGCGGCATAGCGGATGCCCTGGACAAGGCCACCATCAATACCGAAGGGGCCGAAGACCACCAGAACGCCGAGCAGTTGAAGAAATTCGCCGCCCTGCTTGGCACGTTTCTGGACGAGTTTGATCATGGCACTGGACCCAACCGCCCGAGAGGCTAACATCCGGGACAGTCTGAAGCGATATTTCTTGGAGAATCTCCAGATCGTTGAAGGCATTCCCATTACGTTCGACCGGGGCCTTGCCGCCCCCACGGTCCAGGGTGTTGCCGCCGATCAGTGGGTGTCCATCATGATTGGGCCACTTGAACGCGACACCCTGTCTTCGCTTTTCGTGGACTTGTTCTGCTGTTCGCGGCAGGATAACGAAGGCTTTGCCCTGGCCCGTCTGTGCGATACGGTCATGGGCTACCTGATCGCTGACGACAACGCGGGCGAGGTGCCTCCCAAGCGCATTCCGTTTTACCAGAGCTACTCGGACAAGGATTGGGAAGTCATTGGTGCCTTGGCGGTAACACGCATTCAGGAAACCACCGTGAGCCCACCCCTTGCCGACGACACCAAGGCCCGGCAGCTTTCCACCATGATTCGATTCGCATCAAAGGTGTAGCATGGAAGAGAAATTCATCATGTGCCCCCACTGCGGGCGCAAGCTGCTCACCCGGCTGCCGAACGGCCTTTGGCATTTCATGTTTGGTAAATCGCAGCCGGGAACCTTTGTTCCGGTTGACATCTACATTCATGGATCATTGCGCATCCGGTGTTTCCGTCGTGACTGCGGGAAGTTCGTGACCCTGAACTATTTCCCGCCCAACGATATAATCGGGCAACCGAACGACCAAGACATCAGCGAATCTGTCGAGAAGACCAACATATAACCTCCCTATACAAGGAGAATCCCCATGCCCCGTACCGGCCCGGTAACCCGCGACACCACGACCGTTGCCCTTGGCCTCGCCCAGATTCGCCTGGGTGCTTCATCCACCAACATCGCCGAGATCGATCCGGTCCTGACCAAGACCGATTCCATGGGCGCGATGGCCTCCACCAAGTACACCGGCAACACCGAGTACTGGAAGCTGGAATCCGGCTTTCCGCTGATGGAGGACATGACCATTCCCCTGCGCTCGTCCGCCTCCCTGGAGTGCGAGTTCAAGGAAGTTAGCCCGAAAAACCTCGCCTACGCCATGGGCAAGGATGCTTCCACCGGCTACGCCACGGCCCACTCCGGCGAAATCGTCATCGGCACCTTGACGTCCCCGGCCTTCATCCGCATGGAAGCCGAGTACGTCTACCCGAACGGCATCGACAAGTTCACCATCATCTTCCCGCGCGCCCAGGCCACCTCGTCCATCGAGATGGACCTGAAGGCCGAAGACGCCGTGGCCGTCCCGGTCACCTTCGAATCCAAGCGCGCCGATTCCGAAGTGGCCGGCGGCGACGTCGTGTGGGACGAGCGTCCCCTCGGCCGCATCCTGTTCCAGTAACCCGCAACGGGGCCAAGGTCCGCCTTGGCCCCCTAAATCTCCAAAGGAGAAGGAACTATGTCCGAAAGCAAACTCAATCCTCAGGTCCGGCAGTACGAAGTCGGATCGCGCGAATTGCGCGAGATTACCGTTTACCCCTTGTCCATCTCCGATCAGAACAAGATGGGCACCGTCATCGTCGAGGCCGTCAAGGTGTTCGCCGAGAAGTCCAAGGAATACGAGGACATCGCCTCAGTCAAGGACGGCCTGGAGAACGCCGGCATCATCACCGATGTCATGGCCATCATTACGGATAACCTCGGCAAGATCCTTGCCATTGCCAGCGACGTCCCGGCCAACGAGATCGATGAGGTGGTGGGCAGCATGACCAACACGCAGCTCACGGATATCGTCATAGGCATTTGGGAACTGAACTACGAGGGCAACATAAAAAACGTGCGGAACCTCATCAAGCGCATGGCGGGGCAGAAGATTCAGTAACCCTGTCGCTGGATGAGGTCGCCGCCCGGTTTTTGCTGGCGTACCCTCAGTACACGATACATCATATCTTCTACAAGAGTTTCAAGGACGGAGGTCTGACCTTCAACCAAGTTCACTTTCTATTTGAAGCCGCAGAAGGTAAACAGTTCGACCAGATGTGCTTCGATGCCAAGCTGCAAGGCGTCGATCTTCGCAAACTGGTTAAAAACGCCCCCTCGGGCTCGCTTACCAATCAAGGCGACGGAATCTTCAAGGATCCTTCAGCCTATGAAGACATGAGTCAAGAAGAACGAGACAGGCTGACCAAGAAGATGCGCAGCAACTTGATGAAGCAGTTCGGTAATACCGGGCTCTAGGGGGAACCATGGCAGGGAAGACTGAGCAGCAGCTCCTGCTGAGCATTGTGGGCAAGATGGACAAGAGTCTGTCTTCCGCCCTGGCTTTGCTGGATAATTCCATTGGCAACCTCAAGGTTGCCATGAACAAGGTCTACAACGTCTCTTCTCGCCTTGAAGGGCAGCTCGCCGCGTTGTCGGGTTCTCTTCGTAAAGCGGGACAGGCGGCAGATGCTCAGTCTTCCTCCATGACGCGGCTCTCGGCGCAGACCGAGGCCTACTCCGACGCCGTCAAAAAGCTCTCCGCTCAAAATGCTGAACGCGGTATCCAGCAGGGGTCCACCGCGTGGAAGGAACAGTTCGCTGTTCTGGACAAGCTCGAGAAGCAGCTCTACAAGACCAGTAGGACCATGGGTTCGGCGGGCAATGCGTGGTATCAATCGCAGGACCGCTTCGCCTTGCTGAACAACACCATGGAAAATGGTGTGAACAGCACCAATAGCTACCTGAAAGCGATTCAAAAGGTCGGGTCTTACGGCACGGTCTACAGCAACGCAGTAAAGCGCGCCGCCGAGCAGTACGGAGCCGGTACGGCTCAATTCGAGGCCGTTGCGGTCGGCATTAAAAACGTCGCCGCGTCCCAGGCCATTGCCGCCCAGAAGTCCGCCTTGTTGGGGGATGAGTACAAGAAGCTCTCCTCGTCTCGTCAGGTTTTGTCCGAGGCAGAGCGTAACGCGGCCGGCGTCACCAAGATGACTCGGGACGGCCTTGTCGAGGTATCCACTTCTACGGCCAACATGTCCACGGGCATGACCGCTGCGAAGAAGGGTGTTCTTGACTACGCCAGAGGCCTCAAAGACCTGGGGCAGTATGGCCGCCAGTACCAGGAAGCCGCCGTCGCGGTTGCCAAGGATTACGGCAGCAACTCGGGGATGTATAAGGCACTCTACAAGAACATTCAGGCGGTCGGAGAGGAACAGCTCCGGTCGGCATCCAGGGCCAAGACTCTCGGAACGGAGTACAATGCCCTCACTTCTTCTGCCCAGGTTTTGAATGAGGCGACTGCCCGGCACGGAAAAGTGCAGACAGAAGCCGCCGCCGAGATGGGTAAGACCGTCACGGCTTCACGGCAGGCCACGGGCATCATGGGTACGCTTCAAGGGGCCGTGACCCGAGTCGCCAATGCGTTCAAGACGATGGCTTCCTACGCTATCGCTACCGCCTTGATCACCGGCATCTACAAGGCTTCGCAGGCCATTGTCGAGTACGACCAGTCTCTCCGTAATCTCCAGTCCATCTCCGGAGCCACTGACGAACAGATGGGCCGCATGGGCGACACGCTCAAGAACGTCGCAGCCAGGTCCAATAAAGGGATCAAAGACATCGCCGGGGGCATGACCGAGATTGCCCAAGCCGGTTTCAGTGCGACCGAGACGATGCAAACTATCGGATCGGTAACCGAACTTGCCACGGGCACCATGTCGGATATGGGCAAGGCCACGAATCTTGTCACGACGATTATCCGTGCCTTCAATATGGATGCCGCTCAATCCGGCGAGGTGGTCGATGCCCTGGCCGTCGCTATCAACAAGTCGAAGCTCGACGTTGATAAGCTGAACACGGCGTACAACTACGTCGGCGTGGCCGCCCGTCAGGCAGGCATCAGCTTCAAGGATGCCACGGCTTCCACCATGTCCCTTGCCAATGCGGGCCTCCGGGCTTCCACTATTGGTACGGGCCTGCGGCAGATCTTTCAGATTCTTGGTGAAGGGTCCGGTAAGTTCACAACGGCCGTGGTTAAAGCCGGCATGAGTTTGAATGACTTCAACCTCAAGCAGAACAGCTACGGTACCGTTCTTGAGAATCTCGGCACTCTTTTGCAGCGGAATGCCAATTTCTATGACATCTTCGGGACGCGGGCGGGTAACGCTGCTATTCAGCTTGCCTCATCGGCCAAGCAAGTTCAGGAGTTCAGTCTCGCTCTTAACGAGGTTGGTGCCGCGCATGAGATGGCCCAAACGCAGATGCAGGGCCTTGGTGCGAAGATTGATCTTGTGAAGAATAAGTTCGCCGTTCTCATGGCTACCCTTGGTGAGAACGGCATTGCGAACGTGTTCGGCGGCATCCTCGACATCATCAATAGCACGATGACCGCGATGAATACCTTCGCGGAAAGCGCGGTGGGCGGCCTCATCATCAAGCTCGCGGCCCTTACCGTTGCGGTCGGGCTGGCAACGACGGCATTTCGCGCCCTCAAAGTCGCCATGTCGTTTGATGCCCTTGTCGCCTTCGGGGCTAAGATTGGGACTCTTGTAAGCCCCCTCGGCAGTGCGGCTTTGGCTACCGCTGGATTTGAGAGCGCCACCGTTGCCTTGGCGGCTGTTCCGGTATGGGGCTGGGTCGCCGCCGGGGTTGTGGCCCTTGGCGGCCTTGCTTACGCCCTGTCCGACATCGGCACTTCCACAGAAAAGGCGATCAAGAAGCACTCGGAACTGGCTACTTCTCTTGAGAAGCAAGTTACGGAGCTTGAGCGATACAAGGGAAGCATTGGATCGGCCAAAGAGGGCGGTGAACTCTGGCAGCAGCAGACAGTGCGCCTCCTTGCCGCTTTTCCTGAGTTGGCGAACACCCTGGACTTGGCGACGGCTTCCACCAAGGACTACCTCGCCGCCATCGACGCCTTGATTGCCAAAAAGGCGACGGGGCACACCGATGAGATGAAAGCCGCCATTGATGCGGACATCGCCCTTTTTAAGAAGGGGCAGCAGCAGCTCCAGAACATCCGTAGTGACGCCCACGTTGGAGCGGTCGAGGCTGGTGATGCTGCGACGGTAAGCGATCCGAAGAAGAACGCGGCGGAGTACACTGAGGCGACGAATAAACAGCGCACCGCTGTTGCGAATGCTGTCGAGTATGTCAAGAAGCTGCGGGACGCGGGCGACGAGGCCTCCAGGGCCATGGCTCAGGCATTCCTTGACAAGATGCCCAACGACATGGCGCAGCGGGTGCTTGAACTCGCCGGCAATACCCAGAAGGCGGCTGAAGCGGAAGTAGCCATGGCTTCTGCCCAGGCCAAAGTCGATGAAGGGCTCAAGAGCTTAAACATTGACGGCGTGACCTCCGCTTACCAGAAACTTCAAGAAACCATGAAGACCGGGACGGAAGCTGAACGTGAGAACGCCGTCCTGCGCAAGGGATATATCGACGAGGCGGTTACCGCCTACAACGATGCCCAGGATAAGATTAATAAGGCTGTCGCTGAAGGTAAGCAGACGCAGGAAGCTGCGGCCAAAGAAGAGCGTGACGCAAAGCTCAAGGCCCTTGATGAAGTCGCTAAGGCTGTTCTCGAGCCGTACAAGCTGCAACTGGAGGCCCAGAAGCAGGCGAATGCTGACGCCCTTGCTAACGTCGAGCAGTCCATCGCTAAGACGGACGGTGCCGGGGCACTCGCGAACAAAGAAAATAATGAGAAGTGGCAGCAGCAGAACATAGACAATGCGAACGCTGTCCTGAAGATTTACGAAGGAATGATGTCCGCACTCAGGACATTGTTCGGCGAACAATTCAATCTCCCGGTTATTCAGCTTATCCCGGCGGTCCAGTCGGTAACGGAAGGACTCACAGGGGCCACGAATAAAGCGACCGGGGCTGAGCGAGCGCATGTTAAATCACTCAACTCCCTGGCAGGCGGGCACGGGGATGTGTTTAAGGCTGAGCGCAAGCGCATCGCCAACCTAAAGTCTCTTATGGAACTGGAAGAGGCACAGTCCCGTCTTTCCGTTGCCAAGGGGGAAACCTCTGCCGAAGAAGCGGAGATTGCCCTCATTGAAAAGAAGATCGAGACAGCCAAGGAGTACGTGGCCGTCGCCGATCAGATGCGTGCCAAGGCCAAGTCGGAAACCGACATCGACTCTGCCGAGAAAGAGCAGAACGCCGCCAACAAGGAACTGCTCATCCTCTACGCGCAGCAGATTGAGTCCAAGAAGAAGTTCGACAAACAGGCGGCCGAAACAAGCATCGCTCTGAACAAGTCTCGCGATGATCTCGAAATCGCGGGCATGAATGATAGCTTCACCTACTACCAAGACATCGAGCGCAAGAAACACTCGGCCAAGGTGGCGTCGGTCAACGCCGAGATCGCTGAGATTCAGCGTGAACTGGCCCTTGAGAAGGAAGGGTCGGACGCCAAGAAAAAGCTGGAGACGGATCTCAATAACAAGAGGGCCGAACTGGCTGCCGCGAACGTCAGCTACGAGAAGAGCCTGTACGACGCGCGCAAGCGGTACATGGACGATTACTACGCCTACGGCATTATGTCCGAAAGCGAGTACATGTCCTTGCTCAAGCAGAAGTACAACGAGGGGCAGATCAGTGCGCTGGAGTACGCCAAGAAGCGCATTGAGATCGAAGGCTCCATGTACGACCAAATGAAGCTCGGTCTTGCTGAATGGCTTGCTGAACAGAAGACTACCGGCCAGCAGGTCGTAGAACTCATGAAGGGTACCCTGGACGACATCAAGTCGGGCCTGGGTGACATGATTGAAGGACTCATCGACGGTACCAAGACAGCCGAAGAGTCCATCGCCAGTATGCTGAAGAACATCGGCAAGCGGTTCATTGAATTTGGCCTGAATAACATGATGTCCAGCATGCTCAAGGGCGTCGGCGGGGCCTTCGGTTTTGACTCGGGTAGTCTGATCAGTGGCCTCGGCGGGGCCGGGGACACGGCAGCGGCTTCCGCACAGACGGCGAACACTGCGGCTACAGGCGCAAATACGATCGCTATCCAGGGTTTGACCACGGCGCTGTCCACGGCCAACTTGACCGGCGCAGGGAGTGCAGGTAGCTCGGTAGCGAATGCTGTAGCTGGCGCTACGGGGGCGGCGGGGTCCGGCACCATGGACGCAGCGGCCACGGCCATGACTGCGAACTCCTACGCCATGGGCGCGGATGTGGCACAGTTTGCTGAAGAGTCCAAGAACACCTTCAGTGATTGGTCTAGCGGCACCACGAATATTTTTTCTTCACTCATCAGCACACTGACCTCGTTGTTCAGTTCACTGTTTGGCGGGGGCAGTAGCGGCGGCGGGGGCTTGCTCGGCGGCGGGGGCTTGCTCGGCGGCGGGGGCTTGCTCGGCGGATTATTCAGTGCTATTGGGTCACTATTCGCCAAGGGCGGCGGCTTTAGCCATGGCGGCGCGCAGTTCTTTGCCAGGGGCGCAGCCTTTGCTGGAGGGGCCTATGCGTTCGCCAACGGCGGGGTATTCAATACTCCGCATGTGTTCAAGTTCGCAAAGGGCGGGGCCGGGGCGCTGGGTGTCCTGGGCGAGAAAGGCCCGGAGGCCATCCTCCCCTTGAAGCGGGACAGCCAGGGCAACCTGGGGGTATCCTCGCAAGGCTCGACGGGTGGGGGTTCCTCGGCCGTGAATATCATCAACGTCACGGACCCCAAGATGGTCCTTGACGCTCTGGGGACCACGGCCGGGCAGAAGGTCGTAATGAACATCATAGCGAGCAATAACAGGACGTTGAAACGCATTTCCGGGTCATAGGCCACGGCGGGTCGAAAACGAGCCTAAAACGAGGATAAAATCATGCGTAAATTCGGGGGCTTACGGGCCAAGTCTTTCTGGAAGGCTGAGGTGTTGGACGCGGGCGGACATATCATCAGCCTATCTGATTTCATGCCCAACGTGATGACCAATGAAGGCCTCGCGTTCTGGCTGGACGTGATGTTCAAAGGCGCGGTCATCCCGTCCACGGACTGGTACATCATGATCTTCAGCGACAACGCAACCCCCACGGCGGATAGCACCTATGCGGTGAAGGGTGTCACGGAATACAGCGGGTACACCGAAGCCACTCGCCCCATATTCCAGTCCGGGGACATTCTGGCCAATCAGATCACCAACTCGGCCGACCCGGCGCTGTTCTCCATCACCGAGAACGTGACCATCTACGGCGCGGGCCTTGTCGTCGGTTCCAGCACCAAGGGCAACTCGTCGGACACCGGGGCAGTGCTCCTTGCTGCGGCAAAGTTCGGGGCGGCCCAGGTGCTTTCCAACGGCACAACTCTGCGAGTGACCGCCACCGTTACCGCCCAGGACGGTTAATCCCATGGCAGACGTCGATGTCTCCCTTGACCTCCCGGTAACCGTTTCGGCGGAAATCGAGACCGGTAACGTCCCGGGAATCGACGAGACTAAGGAAGGTGGCCTGTTCGGGGCCACCTTCTCGGCCGACGTCGATACCTCGCGTTCCCTCCTTGTGCATGCCCCGAAGTTTGGGGTTTTTTTCAGTACATCCGTAGTCGATACGAACAAACGGATGTACGAAACCGGAGTGTTCGGGGCCTCCTTTTCCGCTGACTTTACGATAGAAGAAGTGGCACCTGCCCCGCAGCCTGGGCTACCCTCGGGACAAGACATCTTCATGTTCGAGTACTACGGCGGCTTGGGCATGCAACTTCCGCTCTTGCCGTGTGGCCTCGGACAGCGCCCTACCGCGCAGATAATCAGCGAATTTAAGGGACATAGCACCCGGTCGGCCACGCATGTGGAACAGCGGCAAAACGACTACGAGCTACCGTTCCGCACGTACACGTTTGACTACGTGGTGCCCTACATCGAACAGTTTCCATTCCTCCATATCATGGAGAACACTGATCGTTTTGTAGTGGCGGTGCCTTTGTTCCCTGAGATGTATCGGTTCTCCTGCGACATTGCCGCCGGGGAGACTGATCTGTATTTCAGTACCGAACCGGAGTACCACCTTTATCATTCGGAATACGTGTTCGTCATGGACGGGGCGGGGAAGTACGGGTGTTTTCACAAGATCGTAGCCTTAAATGATGACTCAACCACAAACGTCGCTCCTCACCTTGGCTCCATGACTGTTTTTCCTGCTGCTCCTATTCCCTACACGCGCGGCCGATTCGCTATGTTCCCGGTGCTCATTGGGTGGGTCGGTGACTCTTCCCCGGACCTCGTAAATCGCAAAACGCTTAGTGGCTCCTTGACTGTTCGGGAAGGTCGCCCCGCTAGAAGCCCGCGTGGCTATGTCAAGCCCGGCCCTGTGCCCTATGTGCCCCCGGAGATTACTGATCCATCCGATCCTAATTATCCGGGGTACACCGAAGTAGCCGTTTCAACTGATTGGATATATGGGTTAAACGATGCTTGATAGAAACCTAGTCGCCGGCACAACACTATTCTATGGTGCGAATGGTATCTACGACAAATTTCGTTTTAGGGTTCAGACAACCAAGGATCTTGAGAACTGGACTACGGTACTCGATCTTGATGGTATGGTCATGTCCTACAGCCTTAAGAATGCCTTATACCACGACGGATGGTATTACTTCTCTCTGTCCTGTGTGCAGGATAGAAAATACGCCCTCGGCAGTTATTTGATTAGATCACAGGACGGGGTCCATTGGAGTGAACCAATTAAACTCGGTATTTCGGCTTCTACTGATGGCAATTGGAATAACGCCTTTCTTTTCGTTGGATTTTGGGGGCAATACATTTGTCTTATGTCTCTGGCGGGCCTGCACATTGGAAATATGTCGAACATTGTGGGTAACACACTCCCTCTTGAACGAAAGACGAATATGGAATTTCATGGATTTTATAATGAGATTCCAGGTTGTAGCATAAATATGTGGTCTTACGCGGGGCAACTTTATGTTCCAGATGCCACGCAATGGACATCGTATGCGAATAAAGGAACACCTATTCTTCCAGTGTCAGGATATGCCGATACGTCTCCGGTAATTCCGGCCAACGGTAAGCTCTACGTCGCAGTGTCAAAACAGACGTATCCTCTTCCAGATTTACGACGGGGGCAATGTTGCCTTTTGAGTAGCACCCCAGCCTTGGCGGCGACGACGTGGACGATTGAAAAAACATGGGCGTACGATGCTGATCCAGTGAAGCAACCACGAATGACTTGTATGAACAGTGCGACACCCTACAACTTTTTAGGTATGAATGCGGCCCATCATTTCGTACAGCAGAACGGCAAATTCATGATTGTAACACAATCAGACATGGATTCATATCTTGGGACTAACCTTGTTGCAACGGCCGATTTCATCAATTTCGATATAATCAAGACGTGGCCTATGCTCGATTGGGCAGATATCTGGGTTGCGATGGGTGATGTAGGGACAGGGGTTTGCTCGTATGTCGATCATAGGGTCACAAATTATGTGATTGATACTCCGGATTATTATCTCCCGGTCCTTGATTACCCGTTTTCCCCAAAATAGGGGGCGGTCATGGCTCTTGACGAAAAAGCACGACTAACATCTATTTTCGGCGGCGGTTCCACCTATGTGACGCTCGCTCCGGATGCGAATATGTTTAGCGGGGAGATGGAACAGACCATCTTCCCGTCTATTACGGTATTCCAAGACAATGGCACGTTCCGCTGGCGACCCTACGTGGAAGACTACGTCTTTCCCTACGACGGTCTTAGTCTTATGATCATGCCCAAATTGTATGACGTACCGGCCATCAAGTTTGGCATGGATCATGCCGTCAGTATCTCTACCTACGCTGGCTTCGAGAACCGTACCCGGTACTGCCAGGAGAACAGATTTAGCGTCACCTATTTGTGGGAATGTGTGGATCACTCTGTCCGCGAGTACATCCGGCATTTTCACTGCGATTATGCCTTTGGCAAGGTGCATGAGTTCTGGATGCCTGTGTGGATCGAAGAGTTTGCCTGCACGGAAGGTATTACAGGTGGCGATCCTAAGATCCGCATGTACCCAAATGGGCTGCGCCGTGTGTTTCCTGAATGGATGCGGCCGGAGCTTGGTTGGAACGACCAAGCCTTGTTCGTCAGAAAAAAGAATGGCGATCAATATGTGAGGCCCATCGCGTCGTGCAACGCGGACTCCTTCCTTATGTTGACAGAGCCTTTCCCGATTGATATAGCTTACAAAGACATCTTCATGGTAAGCCGTGTTCGCCGATGGACGTTTGCCTCCGGTTTAACCGAAAACTGGATTAGCAATATCAATCGGTTGGATCTTTCTGGTCGCGCTATCGAGATTAGCGCCTCGTTCCAGGTAGTCTCGGGCATTTCGGACTCATACCACCAATCGGAGTAACCATGGGCGACCAGTGGAACTTTGACGTTCAGAAGACAGAACTCGAAACGTATGCCGAATGCTTTGGTTTCTTCAAAGCGTTCAGTAACGCGGACGACGTCGCGCCACTGTGGCTTACATCTTATGGTCGTGAGATTTCTCTTTCCATCGACATTCCGTTTGGCGGGACCAATCTTGGTGGATCATACGTCGCCTACCCGGCCGGCATTACCCGGGGGGCCATTACCCGCACTATGGATCCGCGCGATACCCAGGTGGAAGTAACCCTGGAAGGCCTTGCTGGCTCGCAGCAGTTCTTACTGAAGCAGGTGAACAATAACTACATCGTGGTCATTGTCTGGCAGCACATAACCGCCCCGGAAGCGAATCAGGTTTTGATTGTCGGGGAAGGTGTTCCGACCATGTACGACGGTGATGGTGTTTCCATCATAATTCGTGAGGACCGGCGCATTCTTGACCGCCTGCTTCCCGACGTGGTCTATCAAAAGATGTGTAACAACATCTTGTTCGGACGCCGCTGCGGTCTTCTGTGGCAGAACTACAGCCTGCAACTCCAATGGGGCGATTTTCAGAATGTCACCATGAGCGACTATTGGGCCGGGCACACCCATTGGGAACTCACCCACCCGTCGATTGGTGCGTTCGGTGAAACCTACTTCTACGGAGGCAGCATCGTAATCGGGGACTGGAATACCTCACGTGACCGCCGTATGATTAACTGGCAGGCCGGCGATCAGATAGCCATTGCCCCGGCCTTTGACCGCAAAATCTACGATGACGAACGTGTCATCATAGCCCCTGGCTGCGACAAGTCCATCACGACGTGTTCCACGAAGTTTGCGAACATGAACAACTTTTTCGGGTTCCCTGAACTCCCGACGAAGAACCCCGCAACGCAAGGTATGTTCTAATGGAAGACCTCGTAATCACGGAAGGGATGGCCCCCATGCCGTTCCTTGCCGATGAAGCCGAATGGCAACGGTTTGCGAAGGAAACCCTTTCCTGGATCGGCACCCCGTTCCGGCATTGTGTCGCCGCCAAGGGCCGGGGTGTGGACTGCTCTTTACTGGTGGGTAGCATCTTCAAAGAGCTGGGACTCATCACCCACCTGAACTACACCTACTACCACGCCGATTGGTTCATCAACGGGGCCAATGATTTGATTCTGGCCTACATGGAAAAACACATTCAAAAATACCTCGTTTCAGGGCTCAGGGCTACCAGGGTAACCCAACCCTTGTACCGGGGCGATATTGTCACTCTACAGATCGCTCACAATCAACTAAACAATCATGCCGTCATATACATGGGCAACGATACCATCGTGCATGCCATGTCTTTTGGCAAGGTTGACGAAATCAAATTCCCCAAGACCTGGGCGGCCCGCATCGGGAACGTGTATCGCCTCTACAAGGAGTAGGCCATGGGTGTTGGAGCCGTTGTCGGCGTCGTTGGGGTAGGCATCTCAATCGGTGCCAAACTCCTGTCCAAAAAGAGTTCCTCTTCAACTAAGACGGAAACGCCGCAGCCGGACAGCCTCGCGAACCTTCAGGTGGCAACAACCACCGAAGGGACGCCCGTGCCCATCGCTTATGGGAGCTGCCGCCTTGCCCCCACGTACATCTGGTATGGGGGCTACTTCATCATGCCCTACATGGGATCAACTGCATCCGGCGGCAAGGGGTCCAGTGGTGGATCTTCCAGCTATGTGGCCGGGTACTACTACTTCGTTTCCCTCTGGTTGGCCGTGGCCTTGTGCGGTAATTCATGGTCCGAATCACTAGCTGATGACGGCGAAACCTACACGGCAGTTCCCTCTCCTGTCGCCATCACCAACATGTGGAAAGATGGGTCGAACGTCGGTGTCAACACCATGTTCTATTACATTGACTCCTCCACGGGCATGCTGACCAACGTGTTCGGGGCGGTCGCCACGTTCATCAACACAGGCGTGGGCAACACGGCTCCGCAGTCCATGGGCATCTCGGGCATCCAGTACCCGCTTTTGCTGGAAGGCATCGCCACTGTCAATTGCGTGAACTACATCAGCAAGGACGGCTGGCGCACGCCGAGCTACGAGTTCAGCGTCATGTGCATCCCCTTTGCCCCCTGGACCGCGGATTATACCGATGCCAGCAAGGGGGCCAATCCTGCGAACGTCGTGTATGATCTTCTCAAGCGGGCCGGTGTGGCCGATGGACAGATTGACGTGCCCTCTTTTGAGGCCATGGCCCGGCAGTTCGCCAACCCGGAAGGGGTCGAGAATAACGGCTGGCCCACGCCGATGATTAACATGTCCATAACGTCACAAGAATCATGCGGCGACCTCATAGCCAAGGCTCTTGAGAACCTCTACGCCTTCCTTGCCATCAAGGACGGTAAGTTCCAACTCAAGAACAGCATGGTTGAATTTGCCTCGGTAGCCGGCACCATCAAAGACGACTTCTCGGCATTCAGCATGAAACCGAGGGACGTGTGGGACATGCCATCCGAGGTCCGGGCCAAGTACCTCGACAACGTGGAATACTCAGAACAGATTGTTTCATTCTACAACGAGAACGTTCGTCGCCTCAAAGGCGGTGCCCCCTGCCCGGTCACCATTGATCTGACGCGGTTCACGGACTACGTCACAGCCATGTTCTACGCCTACTACATCGGGGCCTCTTTGGCGGACATGTCGTGGACGCTCAACTGTACGTGCTCCTTGCGCGCTGCCCATATACTTCCAGGCGAGGTTTGGGTATTTGAGAACAGTGTGAATGGCGTCAAGGGCGCGTTTATGGTCAAAAGCGTGTCCATCAACCCATTTGACGAAGGCACTGTTGAAATCGAAGCGGATTCCACCACAATCTTCTTCGAAGATCTTGAGAACCTTTCGCTTACGAGCGAAGAACCTACGGGAAGGTGGTAATATGAATCTCGGTGATATAGGAAACGTCATGGGCCTCACGACCCTGTCTTGGCCCGAGATCTCTGTTGGCGGCGGAGTGTTCACGTACTACAAGGCTGTGAATGGGATTGAGACACGCATCCGCATGATGACGTCGGTAAACGGCTGCGCCCCCATGCACATTCAGATTCGCGGGTGCGCCTTGCCCAGAGCGAAGGCCCCGGCCAATGCCGCCGAGGCAATTGCCGCCCCGCGCACCAACGCGAAGGTCGATTGGATTCTTACTTCCGACGACCTGTGGGATATGGAACAGGTGGTCTACACTCCCAGCTTGTCCCCGATCATAAATGAGATCATGCGCATTCCCGGGTGGGCGCGCGGGTGTCCCATGTTGTTTTTCTTCACGAACAAGGCGAACACAGCAGTTCTTCAGGAGATAGACGGGTACGACGAGTTCATCGTTAAACCCGATCCGACCCACGCGTGGATGCGCGAGGTCTACTGGCGCGACGCGCATGACAGCGTTCTCGTATTGGAGTAACTCATGACGACTCCTACTTCTCCGGCACTCGCCCTCGCTATGGCGGCTCATGCCGCTCCGGCCCCAACACGCATGACCACTATGCCGACGCTCTCGGAAGTAGTGAACGTGCCGTTTGAGCAGGTCAACATCATTGAGCTAGACCAAGACATCGGAGACGGGCTGTCGAGCCTTGCCTTTTTGTTCGCCAAAAGTGACGAGGGCCAGACTGGCGCACAGATTCTCATGTCATCTTTACCTGATCAGGGCTTTTCCGTCATCGCCACTATGCACGCCTTTGGGCTTTACGGCATGCTCACGGCCCCATACCCCATCAATGCGTTCCACTACGACAAAGACCACGGCCTCTATGTGGGCGGGGCTACGGATGACACGGCCTTCGGCCCCATTTCTGACGCTGATCTATTTCGTCAGACGCCCGTGCGGTTCGTATGCATCGACGATGAAATCTTTGGTTTCGGTGGGGCAACTCCAATCGGTTCCAGTGACTACCACCTCACAAAGGTCGTGCGGGGGCTGTTCAACACCCCAATCCAAGCGCACGCGGCTGGAACGCCGGTCATGGGCGGCTTGACGGCCGGATGTACCTACGCCTTGGCAGGGACGGGCACATTCTACTTCAAAGTGGTGCCCATGAACTACCTGGGCAACCCCATGGACGGCACGGACATAGAACCAATCAAAATGGTCATCCATGACAAGAGCCGCAACCCCCTGCGCCCGGCGCGTCTCCAGGCCATCCGCACCGGAAGCACCTTGTCCCTGTCCTGGATTCCGCGTGTCCGGGGCTACGGCGGGGCCGGCAACCTATCCCCGGAAATCTCCGTGGACCTTGACCCGCCCTACTTTACCGGGCACTTTGCTTATAGCGTCAATGATGCCCCGAAACGCCTCCATTTTGAGCCGTACATGGACGCTAGCGCGGCTGGGGCGGCCACGGTAAAGGTGTGGCAGCGGGACAACGGTATGGAATCTGACCCGATCGTTTTGGACGTCCCGGCCGAAGACGGCACTTACTTCACCAACTAGGAGAACACCATGTCCGCTATCGCTCTTTCCGGTCTTTTCGACATCAACCGTTTGGAACTGCTGTTCTCCGGGCAGACCAACTGGAATACCGTCCTCTCGGCCAACACGGCCAGCTTGAACCTCTTGCTTCCCATCCTGAAACGGGTGGTCGAAAGCATCACGCTCACCGAGCCGCCGGCCGTGGCCCCTGATGATTGTGTGGCCTACTATGTGGCCGTCGATGCTACCGGGGCCTGGGTGGGGCATGATCGCGAACTTGCCGTCTATGACACTCACGCCGAAGAATGGAAGTTCTTCACGTTGTTTGAAGGCTATATGTTCTACTGCAAGGCAGACCAGGGTGTCTACAAGATGGTTCCTGAAAACAGCTATTTTGTTCCAACTCCTGTCTAGTTGTCATTTTAGGTTGTGCTTTTACGCAAAAGTGCATATGGGCAATTCTGAATAGGAGGAAAACACGATGGCTATCGTAAAGACCGCTCGGGTTCTCCAGGCTTCCGCGACGAATGCGGCCGGTGCCACTACGACAGGGAGCGCCATAGACCTTACCACGGCTTTCGGCCTGGGCGGTGTGGCCCGTATCACGAACGGAGCTACTGGGCCGACGATTGGTTGTACGTTTACTGTCGAAGTAAGCAACGACAGCGTGACATGGCGTAAATTATTCAGCGTTACTGCTTCTGTGGCAGCTAACGCCGTAAAGGATATTCCATTCTCTATTTCTGAAGAGTTCATGTACGCCAGAGCTATCTTCTCCGGTAACACCGGGCAAAGCGTTACTGTCGAATGCGTGGGACACGAACTTACGAGCATATAGCATGGCAGGTCTATTCCGTAAATCAAGGTGGCGGGTGCCCCCTCCGCATGGGGCACTCATCGACTGGAGTCATCCGTTAGCTTCTGGATTACTCGTTTTCGTTGATGGTGGATTAGACAGAATATCCAATAATGCGCTAATGTTCTATACCTCGGCTGGCATGAACGATGATGGCACTTTCTATACGGGAGGCGGCTCCTATGATTGTGCTTACATCACCATGCCTCCTAGCGTTCTCGATAAGATCACTACTGAAATCAACTTTGTTAGTTTTAGCAGAATATTGTCGTATAGTCCGTCCTATGCTACATTTTGCTCTATTCCATATTCTACCTCTAACTGGAACTGGCCGTACGGCTGTAGCCTTTGTCGAAATGCCGCTTCTACTGGATTGCAAATTGGTTCAGCGACTGCGTCATCTTCTTATCAATCTTTTACCCTAAGTTCTGGCGCTCTCGAAATAAATACTGAGATAAATTTATACTCTGGTGGATTTAGCCCCTCTACAGCGAGGTTTTATAGCAGACTTGGCGGACTGTACGATAAGATTATTTCGGCTCAGCCACTTTCGTTTGGAGCAGGGGCCACCCTTTGCTTTGGAAACCATAACATCAATTGGTTGGGCGAACCACTCAATGCAATCTTTGGTCCGCAGTTATTATATAACCGTCTTCTTTCTTATGATGAACTAAAAGAACTTGAAAATAATCCATACCAGATATTTAAGAAAAATCGATTATTCTTCGCTATTACTTCACTTACTTCATATGCCCTTAACTCCCGCTGGGATGTGCGAACAACAGATGCTACAGCATCACAGTGGAATGTTTTAGCGAAGAGTACCAAAGAATCCTCATGGAATATTTATACCGCACGTCAGCAGGGGGCGTACTGGAACAACCTTGTTCAAAAAACAAAGGCGACAGGATGGGACATCAAGGTACAGAATAGTACCGGTAGTGCCTGGAATATTACCCTAAAAACAGAACATCAGGCTAACTGGAATATAGGCACACGGAGCAGCCATACATCTCGATGGAATATTCATTTGTTGAATACACGGGGATCTGTATGGAACATCCGTATAAAGAAGGAAAAGCAATCGTTGTGGAATGTCGGGATAGTCCGCGTATCCACTCCGATTGCTGTCAGAATGGTTGTGGTCGCAGAAGATAACCGAACAATACGCATCGCGACAGAAAGCAGAATAGTGCGCATTGTGGCAGAAAGCAGAACTGTCGTGATTGATAATTAACCAGCAAGGAGAATAGTAATGCCCTCCGTTCTTGAACTTCATTTGAGCGCGCTTACGAATGGCATGAGCTTGGGCGGGGCCGCTTCGGAAGAACAGCTTTCGGATGTACCAATCAACAACCTCTTTGATGACGTGCTTCCTGCTGAATCCTCGGCTGGTGGTATCGAATATCGCGCGGTTGACATATTAAATTCTGGTGATGATGAAGCGCACAATGTTACCATCTACTGTTCTGGCACCCCAAGCCCGGGTACGGATGCGCTCTTTGGGCTGGAAGACTCCCCGATAGACTCGGTGACTTCTATCCCGAACGAGACTACTGCCCCTCCGATAACCGGCAGCTTTGCCGCCTACACTGTTGATTCGCGCCTGATTTGTCCGGTTATTCCAGCAGGAAGCTACGTGCGCCTGTGGGTTGCCCGTACCGTTCTGGAAGGGACGATCAACATGGTCAACGACGGATTAACCTTTGTGTGGGAGCATGCATAATGGGAATCAGCAGTTGGCCAAGCGCCAAAGATCCGAGTGACATCCTGGACTATTTCTTTGATTGGTCAGGATGGCTTAATTCGCAGGATACGATCAAATCAGTTACCCTCACGGTCACTGATGGAATAGACATTGACAGTTACGAATTTACGGATAGCATGGTGACGCTATGGCTATCTGGAGGGACTGCGGGTAATTCTTACATCGTAACCTGTAAGATTGTTACCAATAACGGCAAAACCTGTGAGCGTTCTGCGAAAATTAAGGTGAGCGAACGATAATTGGAGGGGCCGTATGACATTTTTCACCAAACTTCTCGAGCCGTTTACGGATGACCGTAAACGGCTTTCGAGCATGCGCATAATGACAATGATGACTGTGGCGGCCAGTATTTACCTATTCATGGAGGTAATCTCAGTTTGGAAGATTGTATGTATCGAGAAGAAGGAATTTATTCCCCTTAACTTAACTGACTTCACCGGTCTTCTTGGAGCAGTAGCGGCCTTGTTCGCCAAAGGGTGGCAGAAGAACATTGAGGCCAAGAGCGAAGGGTGCATGCTTGGGTCCGATACGGCATTAAGCGGAATAGCTGATTCCTTCTTTAGTCCGTCCGCACCACCGAAGGCAGGTGGTCCGCGAAGACGCCCAGAAGGCGCAGCCGCCTCTGGGGAAGGAGGGTAGCATGAGCTTCCGTGTTCTGCACATAGAAGACAGTGAAATCCAAATCCATATCGTCCGTTCCTTGTTGGCAAAGAACTTGCCGTCGGAAGACTATATCTATACTCCGTGTCACACATTGGAAGAAGCCCGAAAATTGATGGATCAGGGATGCCTTGACGTTGTCCTTGTCGATCTTATGCTGCCGGATAGTACTGGCATCAACTCGGTACGGGCCGTCCGGGAGATGTGCCCGAATATCCCCATTATCGTGCTGACGGGGACGGACAATATAGACATCGCCAAGGCCAGTATCCATGCGGGCGCGTCTTCCTATGTACGCAAATGTGATATTTCAGCTCTCCCCCTAATCTTGATATTGACGGTCGAAAAATGGGAGATGGAAAAACAACTTCAAGACCGTTGCCAACTTTACGATTCTGTTGTAAATCTTACACCAGACTATATTTGCAGGTTCCGCCCAAACGGGATTGTAACCTTTGTGAACAAATCCTTTGCCGATCTTTGCAATATGATCGAAGGTGAAATGCAAGGGACGCTGATAGGCGATTACCTCGACGGGGCCGCCAAACAGCAGTTCACTACGGTGGGGCGCGTCCTCGCCAACCAGTGCGAGATCGCTGATGGCGGGGAGTTTACAATGAATGGTCGGTGGATTTCATGGCGGGCTAGTGCAATTCGCAACGTCCAAGGACATGTTACGGAAGTGCAGTGTGTGGGCCGTGACACAACGTACCGCCATCAGCGGACAAAGGAACTCCTTGAACTGGCCCGCAATCGCATGAGTGATCAGCACCAGGAAATCAAGGAGAAGACGGACGAGGCCTTTTCCACCTTGTTCGAGACGGAAAGAATGCTCGCAAAAATGGAAGGTGGATGATGGCAGGAGTCGATGAACTGAGGGAGCTTGTCAGTCTACTTCAGTCCGTTCTGCTTCCATTTCAAGAAACCCAGAACAAGCAATCACAACTGCTTGCCCTGGTGACGCAGCAGATTCAGCGTATCGTTGATATGGCGCAGAGCGAGCCGACTCGCCAGACCATCATAGACGCCCTTCGGGAGATTACCGAAGGGCAGTCTTCTGACATTATCGAGATTCTTGAAAAGGTCAAGGTGGCTATCGACGAGGGCCACCGCATCCGTAACCAAGCCTGCGATTCCAGGCATACAATCCAAAAAGAGCGTGACGACACCCGCGACATCCTTACCAAGAAATGTTTGGAAGATATTGTCGCCACGCTGAAAGCTATGATTGTGGAAGAAGTAAAACCAGCCAAGACCCTGGCAGAATCATGGGACCGCATCAAGTGGGAGTTACGAATTGCCTATAGCGTTGCGGTTTTGATCGCCTTGGTTGCCCTGTGGATGTGGCATAATACTCCGGCGGTTAAGGCCGCCGTTGCCGCCGCTGGGGCGCACGCTGGCCCATAACCTCATGGAGGACACCATGACAATCGAGTTCACGAAACCGAAACGCCTTGTGACCCGTGTATTCCTGCACTGCACCGCCTACGGCAACGGCGACCTGATGGGCAAAAAGCTCCTGGACGCTGTTACCTCGTGGCACGTGGCCCGGGGCTTCCGCACGACGGGCTACCACTACATCATCGATCGCGAAGGTACCCTCATCCCGACCTACCGGGGCCTGGAAGAAATTCCGGCCGCGCAGGAAGGGCACAATACCGGGAGCATCGCCGTTTGCCTGGACGGTCTCAAGCAGTCCGACTTCAACGAGAAGCAGTTCGCTACCCTGCGCGCTCTGGCTGACAAAATCGATGCGGCCTATGGCGGCATCGTCCACTATCACGGGCATTGTGAAGTGGCGAACAAAGCCTGCCCGGTGTTCGACTACAAATACGTGCTGAACCTCAATCCCAAGGGCTTCCGTATTTCCGCGCCGTCCGGCAATATCGCCATAGCTAAGTCGGCGCAGCAGACTGAATCCTTGCGGGTCTACCCGCTGGGCATGCGTATTCTCAGCCTGACGTGCGCCGGCAGCGATGTGGCCTGGGTCCAAAAGAAGCTCGGCCTCAAGGATGACGGCCTTTTTGGTCAGAAGACCTACGGCGGGGTCATCAAGTTCCAAAAGGAGCACGGCCTTGACGACGACGGAATCATCGGAAAGTATACTTGGGCGGCGCTGCTCACGGCATTTCCTGAAAGGTAGCGCGCTCCTTCTACTGATCCTTACTCTCACCATGGCTGGCTGCTGGAAGCCAGCCATTCGGTTTGGGGTCGGGGATACTGTCTGGCAGAATGACGGCCGGGGTGGCCCGGACGGCTACGTGCCAAAACCTCTAATCGTACGCGAAGGAGAGTAGTATGCGCCTGTTCATTCTTTTCCTCATCAGCACCATCGTCGCCTTTTGCTTCATCGGCTGTGTCGGAACGCAGACGACAACCGCCCCTGTCCAGCCTGTCATCTCCCAGGAGCAAGCCGTGGCCGGCGTCACCTACTTGAACGAATCTGCCACCAAGATGCTCGATCTTTTGAACAAGGCCAAAGCGGACAATCCGTCAGTGACGGCAAAAGTTGATGCGGCGGCTTCCGTTGTCGAGCAAGCTATTACTGCCACGGAGGCGTTCAAAAACAATTCCACGGAAAAGAAGTGGGGTATCGCCAAGTCGGCACTCGACGCGGCGGTCACCGCCGCCTTGCCCATTGTCGTGAACACCTTGTTAAAATAGGAGGCCGCCGTGCCCGCCATCATTGACATCCCCTATCTGGAAGGCGGCCGTGACCTGTGCGTCACCGGCTCCTGCATCCTTACGGCTTCCTCCAGCCCGTTGGGGAAAGCCATTCGGTGCTTTGAAGGGCACGATGCCTATTGCAGTCACGCAGCTCCGGTGGTGCGCTACCCTGCGAACATGGTTCGCGAAGAGCGGGTCACTCTCATCGAGGCTCTGGAACACGGGTTGACCCCGACATACCTCAGCCACTATTTCCGGGACTTTGAAGGAACCCTTTACCTGTTCGTTCCGCACGGCTTGACCGTCGAGGTCCAAGAAGCTTTCCGCTTTTACCTCATGGACATGATGCTGAAGCAGACTCCTTATGATTATCCTGATCTGTTCAAGCAAATCATGGGCCGCGTGCGAGAAGACGACGAGAAACTGTTCTGCTCGGAAGCCTTCGGCTTCGCTACTGAATATGCCGGGCTGAAACGCAAGACTTCTGCCCCGCAAGGCTTCGCTCCACAGCCGCCTGACATCTCAAAATGGTGGGACGGTGTCCTCTACCGCCTTATCGGTCCCTTTTACCGGGCCGCATAACCGCCAGACCGCCGCTAGTCGCGCAAAAAGGCCCATGGCAGCTCGTTTGCCATGGGCCTATAGTTTGGGGTAGGTTACCCCTGAAAAACGCAAATGCGGCTCTGTATGGCTCTCGGTTTTTTACTTTTCCCGTATGAACGTGAGCTGATAGCGGGCTTCGGACACGGTGTAGTATTTGTTCGGCGGACAATGAAGCAAATGCTCGTGGATTGCCTTCTTCACGCCGGGGCAGTCCTTCCACCCATAGTCATCAAAAATGATACGGCCGCCAGGGACAAGGCGCGGGGCGAAGTAGTCGATTCCAGCTTTGGTGCTCTGGTAAGTGTCCGCGTCCATGTGAACCAAGGCGTAAAGGGTGTTCGGCATGCGCTTGAGGGGAAACCATCCTTGGTGGTACATGACCCTCAACGAATCACCGAGCAGCTTGCGCACGTCTTTGATGGACGTGTCCCTGAAGTCACCAGCCTTGTGACCGTCAGGCATGACATCATCTTCCGGGATACCTTGGAAGGTATCGAACAGGTGCAAGGTCTTTTCCGGGGCAATAGATCGCAGGAGCAAGGCCCCGCCGCCCCGGTAGACACCGAACTCCGCGAAGTCGCCGGAATATCGTTTACAGATCTGTGCGTTGCTGGCCAGGGCCAGCAGGCGGTCACGATCAAGCAGGGTATGGGCCTGTACCTTCGCAACTAGCTCTTTCATCAGGGCCGTCCTTTCCGAGGATGATAAGGGTTCTGTTCTGCTTTCCGAAGTTGATGCACTCGCGCTCAGTGGGAAACCAGATGTCTATCCGCTTCGTCCATCGTTTGTTCATGCGGTCCTGCACCTCAAAAGTGCCGACGCCTTCAATCTCGACGAGGTCGCCGAACTTCAGACCATAGACGCTTTCAAGATCACGCGACACGGCAATGATGCCCCGCCGAACCCTTTGCCCCGAAGCCGTGATATTCCCGGTTTCCGGTGACTCGGACGAATATGCGGTTACCTCGACCTGAATACGATCGCCAATCATAAACTCCTCCATCATACGCCGCGCACGCTTTGATCGGTCGAATAAGGGCGCCACGACCTTTTGATCATTGGCGTTTGCTGCGGTAGGTAGGGCGCCGGTTGACAAGAAGACAATAGCAAGGGTGGTGAGACTGAGGGCGGCCCATTGCCGGAGGACCGCCCTATTCGTAGCCATGGCCCCCTTGCAACGTGCAAGGGAGGCGCTCATATCCTACCTGGAATCCCCGGACCCGCCGAGGACGCCCCGGTCCTTGCGATCCAGCAGTTTGTTCATATTGATGTTCGCGATGGCTTCGAGATCAAAACCGATCTGCTTGGCGGCCTGGGCCACATACCAGAGGATGTCGCCGAGTTCCTGGGCCATGGTCAGCCGGCGTTCGTCGGTAATGACCCCCTGGCCGTCACGCAGAAGCTTCTTGACCTTTTCGCAGAACTCACCGGACTCACCGGCAAGGCCCAGGCTGGTATAGAACAGGCCGAGATGGCCTATGTTGCGGAGAAGCGGCAGGATAAGGGCCGCTCCGGCGAGAGCCTCGTCAGTTCCCGCTTCCGGTGACCGCATAGCCTCACCAATCTCTTGCATGAGCATTTCGGTCAAGGCCGTGGTCACTTCCCGGTCGGAACCCGGATAGACCGCCACGGTTTCGGTGGCGGCTTGGTACTCGTTAAGGGTCTTAATCGACTCGTTCACTCTGCACCTCGTGTTCGTTGGTGGGATGCGTGGACATGTGCGCGACGATGGCGATGACCATGTAAATCGCCAGATCAAGCATAGTGTCCACGATGGTTTCATCGCGCACCATACCCGCGCGATTTTCGCGCGTCAAGTTCTTGATCCGCCGCCACTTATCCCCAGCACGAACAAGGATGCCCTTGAGCATGCTGACCTGGATGTCCTCGGACTCGCGGAAGCTGACGAGCATGTCCGCGCCCTGGTGGTCTTGGCCGGCATAGTCGGTGTTCTTACGTATGAACGTCTCGACCATGCGTTCGATCATCAAGAAAAAGAATCGTCCGTTCCAATGCGCCGGCTTGTCGGCAAGGAAGTTGTTGATCTTTTTGTCGATGCCAAAACTGGGAGTTTTCTTGACCGGACGTTCCCAAGGCGCTTCCGGCTGAAGGCCGACCGGGACCACGGTGCCGGTGCCGGTGCCGGCAACCGTGCCCAAGCTGATGCCAAGTTCCTTCAATGTGTCGAACTTTGCCTTAACCCACGAGCCGGACACGACACCATCCTGGCTGACGCGCAAGCCTTCGACGCTATTGACGAAGTCCATGATAGCTTCCTGCACGGCACGAATCTGTGGGTCGGTCATACTTTCCTCCTAAAAAAGGGTGAATCGGTTATAGGGTTATGGACAGGCTTCTCCCATTCGGGAACTGTCAAGCCGGCCATCCGTAGAAAGTCCGCGACAAGGTGCCGATGACAGAATGCGTCTGGCGTTTCCCAGCATATCAGGCCCAACGGCTTTTGGTTACCGAATCGGGCGTACAGCATGGCTACGAGGTTTTGTGCTGAGGAGAACTTACCCAGAACTTCTGCCGCGTAGACCACGGAGAATTGACGGTCAGTCACGAGGCCGTCATTACGCAGATTCAGTAGATACGCGGGTGGGGCAAGTTCTTCGATAATAGGTAAGTCTTCCCAGAACGCGGGGCGTGATCTGGAAATGCTGGCAAGCATGTTACCTTCTAGCATCAGCCCCGTGTTGGGGTAGTACCCTGTGAATATGCGCATAAATTACGCCTCTTTGACGGCGCTATTCAAGACAGCAAAGGTCTTATCGGCGGCCTCGTTGACCAAGTCCTGATGGGACACCAGAACTATCTGAAGGCCGAGGTCATGGCTGAGCTTCTTGAGCAATGTGCTCACCTTGGGCTGGCCCGCCGGCCAGACGTTGCGGAACTGTTCATCATGCAAGAGCGTCGGACGGCCCCCACGGAGTTTCCAGTCGGCCACCCGCAGGGCAAAGGACACGACGTCACTCACGCCGCCCCCGGTGCCGTCAAGAATGTCATACTCTTTGCCATCGCGTATGAGGACGAAATCAACTTCCACCGTATTACGGCGCTCCACGAAGTTGATCTTGAACTCATACGGGTCATCAAACACGGTTGCCAGGGCCAGGGACACCAGCGTACTGATGCGATATTCAAGGGCCTGCTGCGTGTTCTTGCCGACTAGCATAACGACTTCACGAGCTTTGGTCAGGGCGTCGATCCGCTTATCCAAGGCCTCCAGGGCGGTGACCCGCTTTTCTCGTTCGTCAAGATGGCTCTGGCGCACGGCCTTGGCGCTGATGTACCGCCGACTCAGTTCAGCATACCGTTCCTGTTCGGTCATATCAGGCCCCGGTCCATGGCGAGCCATTCGGGGATTTCGATGGTGACCTCATCCCCGACCATGTCGAACAAGTCGTTTTCGCACGACACCTGCGAAAGGGGAAGGTTGGCCGTGACGCCGTCGTATTCGACATCGACACTCTCGCCCCGCACCGAGCGGACGTAGACATCCAGCTCAACTGTTCTCACGCCCATCGTCTTCTCCTTTTCCCTGGCTGTCCATGACATCAGTAGTGAACAACCCACGGGCCTTGAGGTTGTTGATTACCATATCCTCGCCGGCCTGTACCTGGGCCTGCCGGACTTGCTCTACAAGGCTGAGGCCGACCTTTGCTGACCTGTCAGACGCCGACCGCATGGCTTCCGCCGTTGCAGCGAGAACGCCAATGACCTCGTGCAGCTTGTGCGCCAGTGCGAATACGAGGTTGTTGCCGGTGGTGTCCTGCCAGGGCTCTCCGTAACGCAGGGCCTCAGAACCGCCATCCTTGTACTGGATGAACGTGTACTTGCCATTGTCGAGATTAAGTTTGAAGTCAATCTCCTTGCCTTTGCGAAATTCAGGCATTACTCCTCCTTGATTGGTACCGGGAAATCAAGGCCCGGTATGGGTTGGGTTTCCTTCTCGACCATGCCGAACCGCATGCCCTCAGTACTCAGGCGACCTTCGCGCAAAAGGCGGTTGACGGCGGCTTGGAAGTTACCGATCTCCTTAGCGAGCAGGTCGTGGTTTGTCCATTCGTTTCCCGGGGGGCTATTCAACGCACCAAACCGCAGGAGTTTGCAGATCGCCTGAATTATCTCGCTAGATTCTTCGATCGCCCACACAAAGGACAAAAGTTGTTTGAATGACATGCCATCAGGTTGAGGTATAACTCCGTCATCGTCCCACGCCATCAAGTCATTACTTATGGCGTTCCGCAGCATAAGAAGATCCTTGGTGGAAAATCCGCCAAGTTCTACGGTAAGGCGCTTCCCTGTCTGTGGATCACATTTATCCGATTTGAGGATCAACGTGTACTCCCCGGTATCATTCATACGAATATGAACATCATCGAGTGACACGCTACACCTCCCAGCCGTGCTTTTCTTTCATGCGGGTGAACATGTTGTCCAGGCGGGCGGCCCCGTCCTTGATGTCCTCCTGCATTTTGGTGAGCAGGGCCTCGGCCTCTTCCACGGTCTTGACGCCAAACTCGACTTCAAGGCGTTTGACGAGTTCCTCGACCCGTCCGCTCAGCCGGGCCTTGTCGTGCTTGGCCTTTTCGATCTGGCTTTCCAGCCCACTGATCTTTGCCAGCATTACTTGCGCTTCCACGTTATTCTCCTATCCCGCCGGGGGCTACGGGGCTGTAGAACCCATTTATGAGTTCCTTGGTCATGTTCTTGTCGTCTTGCTGGGCGTCCAGGGGGCACTGGCCGGGGGCCTGGACCTGGAACAGCTTTTCTGGAGCCGGAGAGATGCCGTCCTGGGCGTTTGCTGCCGTGCATGACCGCTGGGCCATTGGTGTAACCGGAAAGCGTAATTGCCTCGTTCTGAAGTCGTTTTCTTGGTTCTTCAAAGCCCCTATGAGCATAGGAGCACCCAGAATGCACGCCACCATGATAGCAAAGCCAATCTCGTTGAACGGCTTCTCTTCTTTCACCGCATGATCTCCTGAATAGCTTCCACTACAGGTTCATCAAGTTTGTTCTTCTCCATGAACACGGTGAGATTCTTACGAAAGCTGAGTGTCTCCTCCTGGTTTCCCTTCAGGGACATAATGAAGGTTTCAAGGCGTTCGTCTCGCTCCTTGGACTCCTGGACCTTCGCGACAGAGAACACTTCGCTGCCCGGGGTTACGAGAAATGGCACACGCTCGACTTCTCCAGACACGGTGTCCAGAATGAAAAATGCCGGCTCGAAATCCACCTTGTCGATTTCCGTCCGCATGACCGGGCCGGGGTTAATCAACTGACGACCTCGGTATCGGGTAACGAACTGCTGATGATTGTCGCCGGTCACGACGTAGTTAAACTCCGGATGATCCTTGAGGAAATCGGACGCCTTGGTGAACCCTTCGTGCCCCGGCCACAAGGGACCGTTTTCCGTGGTCATCATGTGGGCGACCAGAATGTTCACCACGTTGTCGGTCGTGATGACGCCGGGAATATTCTGGCCCCAGGACATGCCGTAGATGTGGACAGGCTTCTCCCCGGCGTTCTCGAAAACGACGGGCTCCGCCCATAACAACTTCATGACCTCGACGCCGGCTAGGGTTGTCCCGAGCGGCGTGTTCACCTTGTCAGATGTGTGGAACCGCTGGTCATGCTGCCCGAAGACCACGAGGTGCTGGGGATCATAGAGGTACGTCTTCCGGGACTTAAACACGTTGATGTATCGTTCCGTAACCCAATACGGAACATCGTGGTGGTCGTAGATGTCCCCGCCCCAGATGATAGCCGGAGCCAGGGGATTTTCGTAGGCATGGTTGATTATAAACTCGACTTTCCGTTGCTGTTCGGCCACGTAGTCGTCGATGCGGTTCACAGGGGCCACGGCCCTGAGGTGCAAATCAGCGGAGCAGTACAGTTTCACGCGGGCCTCCTACGCTGGACAGGCGCGGTTTGTTGGCCCATTGTAGCCCCACACGTCGGGCAAACTTTAAGATCAGCCCACAGGGTCGCAAGTTCCCCTTGCATGCTATCGACGGTGCCCCGTACTCTTTGCTCCGACTCCTGCAGCCGTTGAATGTTCGTGAGAATCTGCATCAAATCGGTGCAGACCTCACGCTGGTTGATAAAGTCCGTGACCTCTTGTTTAAGATCAGCAAGGTCATCCGCACCTTCCACTACCTTCAGCCTATCCACGGCCTCCTGCGCATCAAGGAGGGCATCGTAGTGCTGAAGTCCAATAGTGAACCGTTGCTCAAGTTCGCAGTGCTGTGTGATACGCCACCGCAAATCCATGATGTCGGCCTCAGCTTCAAGAACCTTGTTGGCTTTGGCTTCTTGGGCAACGGTTTCGTCGAACGCAACCAGGATTTTGAGCAGTGTGTCCGACTTGGCGCGCAAGGTGGCTTGCGCCCCGGCCGCCCTTTCGATGCGGGCGACCAGCACGCCGATGGCATCCAGGTTCGCGCTTTCCGCGATTTTATCGTCTAGTTTCTGAAGTTCGACTTCCGCATGCCGCTTATCGTTCTGGGCCTTGCCGACGAGACTGTTCGCCTTTTTGATGGCAGCATCGATCTCAGACAGGTCAGCCAGTTCGTTCAGATACTTGGCTGCTTCGCCGGGGGGTCGGTTGATTAAGAAGTGGGTTTCATGCTGACTTTGCAGACTAGATTCTGACATGCCCAAAGCCTTTCCCACCTCTTCGGGTACTCCGCCGCGCATCGCCCTGAATATCTCGCCGTCCACGACATAAGCGTTTTCCCGGCCCTTGCGGAAACGCTCCACAACGTGGTCGCTGGTTCGTACGATTACCCTGGTTTCGTTGGTGTCGTGCCGGCAAATGCTGTCCCCTTGGGGACGGTTCTGGAGCACCCACTTGAGGGCACGGATAATAGAAGACTTGCCGTTATCGGACGGACCCGTGATGACATTGAGCCCTGGGGAGAGTTTGAGAGTGCTGTGCTCGTGCCCCTGAAAGTTGATAAGCTCAATTTCCTTTATCACGGTCGGCTCCTTCAGCAGATTCCTTTTGCTCAAGGTACGCGTCAAGGTGCTCGATGCCGCGAAACATGACCTTGCGCAGTATCTTCGCGGCGCGGGTCTTCGCTTCTTCTAGGGTGTCGTACCCTTTTTTCATCTTAACACCGCAGATCGAGATACGCCAATCATACGTATTTTGCTCGTTACGCCCGCTCCACACAGAGGCCCCAAAGGGGTGGAGGCCACTGAGCACGTAAGTAGTTCCACCCCATGAGGTTACCCACTTCACTTCTGTTTTTTCATCAAACGCCGACACGAGCCGCCTCCGCATTGATGCGTTCGTGCTGCCGGAAGGCCAGGGTTTGTGCGAGCTGCTTGCACGTCGAGAAGACCCAATCCTCGGCGTAAACTTTGGCTTCGTTGATGGTGTCAAATCCACCCTTGATGGGGTGCCCATTCATAAGCACGACGATGAGGGTTTGCGCGGCGTTACCATGGCCGAATTTCTTTTCCTGAACCACGGGCTGGTAGGGAAACACGCCGTGGAGCTTGTGCGCCTTTTTGCCGTTGGTCTTCCATTCAAGTTCGCCCAGGTGCATAATTCCCCCAAGGGGGAGGGCCTCGAGGCCCTCCCCCGGTTGCGGTTAGAACTTGTAGGCCTTGCCCTTGAATACAAGGGTAGCGCCGGCCGACTCCTTGCCCAGGTCGGTCACGAACTTCTTGATCTTGCGGAAAATGGCGTCACTGGCCTTTTCCTCGTCGATCTCGTCGAGGGAGAGGAGTTCTTCCTCGTTCTTGATGTACTGGTCGCCGGTCTTGGTATCTTCGACGCGGTAGCTGATGCTCAGGTTGGTGTACTTCTGGCCGTCGTTGCCGCAAGCCGTGTACTGCTTCACATTCACGATTTCAAGGATTCGTACCGTGCGATAGGCCCGGGTCGCGCCCGTGTAGTACGGGTTCATGCAGATGTCGTTCCGCTTGTGCTTGGGTTCAAGGCACTGCATGAACTCTTCGTGCAGAAAAAAGAAGTCCTGTACGGCGCAAGCGCCCTTGTACTCCTTGTTTTCGGTGCCGTTGCCCAGCAGAGTTGCGAACAGCGCATGCAGTGGCACGCGCCCCTTCTTGGGTACCAAGAAGTCCTTAGTGCCCGGGTCGTAGATGTACAGCAGCTCGTCCTTGTCGTTGATGCACTCGGACACCAGCCACACAAGCTGGAGTCCCCTGTATTCCTCGATACGAAACATAGCGCCTCCTAGGGCCAGTCCTTGCTAAGTTCGGTAAGTTCTTCGTCGGTGTAAAGTGGCGTAATCGGCACGGGTAACAACGGGCGCTTACCGCACGTGCGCTTGGGGCCTTCGTTGCAGTAGCCGGTACGGAGGCACTTGGCTCCTGCCAATTTGAACAGAGCGGGTTCCATGGCACGGCACAGGCCCAGCATCTTGACAGCCATGGCCCGGATTTCCCACTGTGCTCGGGAGCAGCACCGCAGACCGAAGAAGTTCCACAGGGCGCGAATGTTCATGGTGAATACCACGCGGGTTTCGCACGCGTTGGGCAGTACGAACCGAGCGTCCTCGTTGGCCGTGGCCTTGTGCCCAGCTTCGATAAGCATCCCCTGGAGCTCTTGGTATGTTTCCGCCGCCTCGTCCATCATAGTGATAAACGCGGCCTTGGCCTTTGGAATGGCTTCGATAGCCGGCGGAATAATGTAGGCAAAACCGTTGGCATCCACATACCGTTGGCTCTGCTGGCTGTAGCTGGCGATGCGATGGCGCACGAGTTGGTGGGACAGGGCGCGGCTGATACCGGACACCGCGAAGGTAAAGTTGACATGTTCGACTGGCGACTCGTGACCCGAAGCGATAACATCTTCGATGAAGTCGCTCAGCCGCTTGTATTCTTCAAAGCTGTCGGCCCCGGAAAGGGCATCGGCAGCCTTATCGAAGATGTCGATGGCGTAGCCGTCCGAGTAGCACTGGCGCATGGCCGCATTGACCAGGGCCAGCGCGTTCGGCGTATAAGCCAAGAGTTCGACCGAAAGTCCGGCGGCAGGCATTAGGCATTCCCCTTCTGAATGGCCCGCAAGGCCGCCTGGGACGGGGCGACGATGCCGGACGTTTCCATCTGGATTTTGTGCTTGATCTTCTTGACCATTTCGCGATACTGCTGCGCCAGTTCGTCGGTAATTTCGTATTCGCCCATGATTACATGGGGAAGCAAAGCCGGGACGCACCAGGGGTCTTTGGCTTCAGAGAACAGGAGGGAGAACATACGCGTCATGCCACCATCGTTGTTGGGCATGACGGTCATCACAAGGGGGTTAACCCAATTGCCGTTTTCGTCGGTGCGTTCGACAAGAACGGTTGTCGTGATGTCGATGGGATAGGCTTTGACCTTGGGCACATGGAACTCCTTGGTTACGGGGTTGAAAAGAAGAAGGCTGTGTCACGCAGTTTTTGGGCCTCTTCAAGTGTCGTCGGCAGGTTGGCGCAGGCGAAGAAGCCGAGCTGCATCTTGGAGAGGTTTGGCTGCAAATATGTTGAGATGAAGTTCGCAAGGTCATCGTCGGCCTTGCCCGGCTGTCCGGTAAGCACGCCATAGACGGGATCGGTGTCACCACCTTCATATGCCTCAAGGTAATCCTTGAGGTCTTTGATGGTCATGATGGGCATTAGCCCTCCGGGATAGAGATGGTCTTCGTCTTGGCAGGCTGATGAAACACCCCATGCCATAGACGGCCAACCCGTATTATACCGCAGTAGACGTCATCAACGCACAGATTTATCTCGTTTCCAAGGGCAATCGTAAAAAATCTGTGCTCCTCGACATATGGCTGAGTCACGTCCACCACGCACGCCACTACCGCCTTGTCATTCAGCATGAGCGCGTCAAGGATCTTCGCGCCCTTGTGAAGAATGTGTGCGAACGAAGAGAATATATTCGTTTCCCCGTCTTTCAACGGAGGCAACGGAATGGTGAATACATGCAGTTCGCGTTTCACGGCTGTCCTCCGGTTAATGTACGAGCATCCAGGGAACACACCCTCTTTTGGAATTGGGGTCCACGGCTTTGTATCGGACATCGCGGTGGAACAGGTAAACACGGCGTGTTGACTTCTCCTGCTCCACGCGTTTGCTGATGCTCATCAGCAGGTAAGGAACCGGGGACAAGAACACGATGTCGTGTTCGGTACATAGCAGCGTGTCCGCACGTTCGTCCATCTCCTGTTTTGTCCAGCCGTCCATGGGTACGAGCATGATCTCATAACCGGAGAAGTTGGCATTGAGTAATGCCTGCTGCTCGGCAAAGAGAATATGCTGCATGTTCATGATGACGATGGCCTTGCCTACCCCCGACATACGGCTTCCTCCCGGAGTTTGTCCTGCTTCGCAAAGTAAGCGTCAAAGCTGGCGTTGATCTCATTGATCAGGGTACGCCGGGCCGCGCCAATGTTCTGCTGAATGGTTTCCCGGGTGTCGGCCTCGGTAAAGGTCACTTCCACGGACGCCGTGAACTCCAGGGGTTCGTACTGCTGTTCCTGGATGCACTTGCGGCAGGTCAGGGTCATCTTGGTCATCTTGTTTTGCTCGGACATTTGTGAATCCTCCATCGGTTACAGGTTACACGTCTGCTTCCCCTATATACTCAGTCCGCCCTTCCATGCCGGGCGGGACCGGAACGGGTTGCCAGTATTTGAACCGAAGACCATCTTTCCCGAACATTTTCAAATCTGCCATGATGTGGTCGTACAGGGTGCAGGCGAGGCCGAGGGAAACAGACACTTCTCCTGGCTTATGTCCTGATTCATCCGTGTAAAGAACTATCATCCACTCGCGTGGGGGCATGGCGTCTTTGTAGTAGATCCACCCCCTGTTTACGGGCGTGGTGGCCCCTGCCGCAAAGTGCTTCTTTTGGAACTTTTCCCAGGATTCAGGATGCTGCCGTTTGTAGTCTTCATAGACGAGTTCATTCTTTGCTTTGGACAGGTATTCTTCGCTGGAAGAGTCCTGGGACGTCAGGGGCGGGGCCGGCGCTAAGGCGTCGGCGCGTCGGCGCAGTAGGGGCGCTGGGGGTGCAGACGGAGCCGCCTTGGCCGTCTGCGGGGCCGCTGGGCTGGGTTGTGCTGGGGCGGCGACGGGGGCCGCTTGGGGCGCTTTTTGCGGCTCCTGCTGTGGTTGGTTCGGTTGTCTTCGCCGGAATAAGCCGTCGAAATTGCTCATGGGTGACCTTGTTCCTTTTGAGGACAGCCTCAATGGCTTCCCGTTGGTACTTGGCCGGCTCGACGTTGTCCATGTTCATGAGGGTGCCGCCCAGCATGGCAAGAGACAGGGCATCGGCTTCATTGTTGTCCGCCGCATCATAGCCGTACCGCTTGTAAACTTCCTTAATCACCTGTTCCTTGGCCGCGTTACCCTTGCCTACTATGAACTTCTTGAGGGCAGAGGGACCAACCTCAAACCACCGGGCATAGTCAAATTCCTGTTCAACGAGGATTTTGTAGCGCAAGGTGCCGCCAAGTTCGGCAATGCGGGTAATCTGGCCGTTGGCCCCGTAGGCATACTCTTCAATGAATACGAGGTCCGTGGGCCGCAGGCAGATGATGTCGCTAATCTCTTCACAGATGTGGTGGTAGCGCAAGGCGTCCGAGCCCTTGCCCGGTGCGGACGTGACACGCTTCACGGTTTGATAGTGTAGACCAGCAGAGGTCAAATGGACGATGGCCACCCCAGCACAGGTGATCGACATGTCCAACCCAATGGCGCGCATGAGCTAGTCCTCCTCCCGCAAATTCAGTTGCGCTTTCCATACTTCAAAGGTGGTCTTTTCCAGAAGCGATGCGAAGCCATAGCGCGAGCACACGTCCTCGAAGCCGTACAGGCTGAGTACTTCGTCATCAAAGGAAATGCGAATATCCGGTGTCCCCGGTAGAGGTAAGCGCACCAACCAATCATTTTGAGCCGCCACGCTGTTTTCGTTGGCAAGGTCGGCCGCTATAGCTTGATAGCGTTTTCCTTTCGGCTTTAGCTCGCCTCGGATCCACTGGCCCGCTACACCCTCGCCGACGCCGGGTATCCCGGGCACCTTGTCAGACGTGCAGCCGCCGAGTTTCTTGATGTCCACCCACTGCTCGGGTGTGACACCATATTCGTTTTGCAGTTCGGCCGTGCTGTAAAGCTCTTTGGTTGCCGGATTACAGATCAGACAGTACCGCAAGAGTTGGTACATGTCCGCGTCCCGAGACACCAGTATGAACCGATTGTCCGGGTTTTGAATGAGTATGTTGGCGATAAGGTCGTCAGCCTCGTACCCGGCGACGTGGAAGGTATTTTTGAACCCGATGGTCGGCACCACGTAGCGGCGAATCTGGTTGAACTGCCGGTAGACAGATGCTTCAAACTCAATCTCTTGGTCGGTGGGCGTCTCTTCCTTGCCCTTCTCTTTGTACCACGGGTATCGTTCTTTTCGCAGAGATTTACGCGAGTCCCAGGCGAACACAAAGCGGCTCGTGTTGAAACGAGCCGCATAGTACCGGATCTGTCCCAGGAACCCGTATATGATGCTCGTTTCATATCCCCCGTGGGACATGTCGCGTTTGATGCCATGCTTCAGCATGTGCATGATGCCGTTACAGTCGAGCACCACAACGAATTTCCTGTTTGTGATCATATTAATCCCCGTCGCAGGCTTCTACGCATGCGTCATACACCGGGCACGTGGCGCATGCGTTCATATGATCAGGATGTTTGCCGAAACCGCCGCCTCCGGGACATTTGTCTACCGTGTCCCCCCGTAATTCTCGCATTTTGTTGAGTTCTTCAATGACCGGAGTCATGTCTTTCATAGCATCTTCGTTATCGCCTTTGGCTCCGATAACGGCTAGGATAGATTCGGTATCACCCTTAATTACATCAATTTCGGTGCCAAGGGATAAGCACGCCTTCATACGGATTATAAGGGCTTCATCAGAAGAAACAACAGCGAGTTGCCGACGTGCTTCGGTTAGGTGTTTTTCAATATGATCCAGCCTATCAGCCACGTGGTTCTTCATATACTGTAAAAGCATTATCGTGTCCTGATGTATTCGTAACCTTTGTCCGTGGGAGAGTACACCGCGTTGTGAAGTACGTTCATGCGGGAGATAAGCCCCATTTCCTCCAGCGCCTTGCAATCCGGCCACACCTTGTCTGCCACGAACTCCTGGGCACCGAAGATAGCCGTACCAATCATGCGCTTTGTCGCCACACGGTCGGGAGCCTCGTTGACAAGGTATTCAAGGATGCGGAGTTGGAGTATGGAAAGCGGTGAAGGTGCCATACCTACCTCCTACAGCATTCTTGAGAAGCTAAAAGTGAAGGGACCGACGCGCATAAATCCGTAATCGTTTCCGTTCTCCTTTGCCGTCTTGGTAAGGCGGTGGTTACGGAATCGTAATCCCCAGGCCAACGGGTGAAAACGAATGGTCAACATGAATGAACAGTATGGGTACTTAACCATGACTATATCCTAACCTTCGGCTTACGCTTGACCTTCAGGGCGTTCTCGATGGCCTCCCACAAGTCGATGACCTGCTCCCGCAAGGCGGCTTCTTCGCCGTACTTTTCTACCGAGTCGATGGCCTGGGCGATACCCTGGAATTTCTTACCGCTCGGGGTCACGTAGGTGGTAGTCTGAAGCATATCCTTCATCCACTGGAGATTGGCGCGCACGTCGTCGATGCCGTAGCCAAAGACGATGTAGACGTAGGCCATGCGGTAGGGGTCATCCACCGAGCTTTTGACCACGGCGATATTCGTACGAATGCCGAGTACTTTCTCGACCTGTCCCTTTTCGCTTTTCCCCTTACGACCTTTTTTGGCTTCCGTTCTGGTATTCGGATCGTCCTCGTCGTCCTCGTCCACAATGCCCAGAACTTCCTTGACCTTGACGTCCTTCTTCACATCATTGGCGTGGTCGGGAGTAAGACGAAGGCGAACCGAGGCGTAATACCCCACGGCTTGACCGCCGGGCGTTTTGGCGTCGTAGCCTTCACCACGTTCCTGGTTTGTGCAGATGACGAGGTTGCCTGAGTTTGCGATGTCTCGGCAGGTAAGGCGCATTTCCTGGTTCAGGTCTTTGGCCTTCTTCATGCCCATCTTATCGCCGTCCTTGCTCATCTCCAGTTCAGATGAGAGAGCGGCAAGGCTATCTGTGCCGATGGCGTTTATCGGATCAGTCTTCTTTTTGCGAAAATGGCTGGCAATGAACTTCCGGGTGTTGGTGAACGCCTGAACAACGGTGTCAGGACGATCATACGACTTGGGGTCGATGTTCATGCCGTAGACCTTGGCGTACCCGGCATTGAGGCGACCTTCGGGGTCTTGTGTGGAGGTCAGACCGCCTTTTCGTTGCACGTTGCCGAGTATCTCGCACATGACTGCCGATTTGCCAGTACCGGACGGGCCATACATCTCGACAAGGATGCCGCCCGGTATGCCGCCGCCCCGGATGATGCCGCCGGAAATGGCGAGGTCGAGCAGGGTGGACCCGGTAGAAATCATGATGTCGGTGTTGACCGGCTCACGCTTTTGGGGCTCGGACAGGGCGGATTCGGCCACCTGCTCCGCCACTTTATCGATCGCGCTTTGTGGGGCAGTTACGGGCGCGGGCCGGCGTCGGACAGGCTCAGGCGCTGGGGTGGCCGCAGGGGCAGGGGCGGGACGTCTGCGAACAGGAGTGTCGGCCATGCTTTCCTCCATGAAAAGGCCCGGACAGGTTACCCCATCCGGGCCATCTGGCTAGTTGTTCGCGTCGAAGGCCGCGCCGCAGGCGTCGTACAGATCGCAACCGTTGCAGGCCTCGATCTTGTCGGTGTCCTGGCCGAAGATCATACCGTGGGGGCACTGGTCGCCACCGGCAGCGGGGGCCGGTTCCGGGGCAGCGGCGGTGGCAGCAGCCGCCGGGGCCGGACGACGGGCAGGAGCAGCCGGCGGGGTCGCGGCAGGCGGAACCGTTTCGGGCTCAGAGGCGGCCTGGGGAGCCGGACGTCGGGGCGGGGTCGCGGCGGGAGCGGACGGGGCCGCCAGGGGCGTTTTCTGGGGGGCAGCGGCGGCCGGGGCGGACAAGGGGCCACGACGCGGGGCGCGCACGGTGCCGGGTTCGTCACCGGCCGGGGCCGGGGCAGCTCCGCCATGGAACAGGGCGTCCAGCGCCTCGTAGTCCAGAATCTCGATGGCTTCGTTCAGAGGAACGGCCTGCTCCAGGATTTCGTCGGGAATGGCGATGTCACGCGGCAGAAGCTGGAAGCCCGTGTACTTGGTGTTGTCCGCTTTCGTTCCCTTACGCTCGAAGTAGATCGTGCGGCCGTTGTCCGGGTCGGCGATTTCGGTGACCGCGCCGGTACGGGGGTCGCGGGCCAGGGACAGGATATTGGCTTCCAGTGAGAAGTGGGCGATTTCCAGGAGCTGCACGCCCTTGGCTTCTTCCTTGAGAGCTGGAACGTCGTGCATCCAGATGTTGTAGACGCAGCGGCGGTTGAGCTTCAGCGGCTTCAGGACGGTGTCCCAATCCGCGCCGGCCGCCTGGAGCCGCGAGAACTCCTCGCAGATAGGGCAGGGCAGGCCGAAGTTCTTGTTCGGGCAGGCGACGTTCCAGTTGTTGGGGCCGATGTTCATGTGGCTGAAGACTTCCAGGAAGTAGCGCCACTGGCCGGCGAGGTACTTGGGCTTGCCAGGCGCATCCGGGTCCAGCATGAAGTTAGCCGTGATAGCAAACGGGATGATGTCGAACATAATCTGGCCTTCGGCGAATTTGCGGAAGACCGGGCGGCCGTTGGTGGGGCGCACGTAGATACGGAAGCCACCTTCATTGTCCTTGTTGGCGTAGGACTGAGCGGTACGGCCGGCAAGGTTGTTGCGAATCGCGCTGCGGTCAATTGCCATGTTGTTCCTCCTTCCTGGCTTGGAAGTAGCTTTTGGTTATTCCGTAAGACACGAGCCGGGCGGCAAGGTAAAGCCAAAGCAATACCATAGCACCGGCCCCGCCGACTAGCGCAAGAATGCCCAATGAATTTTGTGGCATCGTTACCCTTGTTCAGCCCCAGGGAGAGGTTTAGCGGTTTCGCTCGGCGGGGGCGGGGCCGGGCGACGGCGGCCAGCAAGGCGCGGGTTGGCTCCGAGAGCTTCGCTGGACGCGGCCTCGCGAGCTTGTTCCGCCTTGTACCGCGATTCTTCGGGAATGACCGGACGCGAGAAGTAGCCGGCGAGGTAGAGCTCCTTGAGTCCTTCCAAGGATTTCTTCCGATGCTGAAAGGCTTCTTTAGCGGCCGTCATCAGGTTCATGTTCCTGGTGGCTACGTTGAGGTCATTGACCGCCTCGCGACGCACGGGTTGCTGACGAATCCAGGCCGTGATGCCGTCATTGGTGATTTTGATACCGGGGCACAGCGCATCCCAATGGGCGCGGCATTCGGAGTCGAGTTCAGCTTCGATGAACTCGAGCTTTTCCTTGGCCTTGTCCCTGGCGAACACCGCGTCCGCCGCCAGCTCGGCGTACATCATGTACTTGGCCGGGTGCTGAAGCAGTTCTTCGTCAAGGGCAAATTTGTCGATCTTGACGTCTTCCCTGTAATTGTGTTCTCCCATACGTTCTCCTGTTGGTTAAGGTGCCCGGGGCCAACATAGCACGGCCCCTTGCCTAAACTGCCTGAGGTAACGCCTACGTGGCTACTTCCTTGGGAAACCAGTTACCGATTTCATCCTGGCGGTACAGGTCTTTCTGAACCCACTCACCCGTCTGAATCTTGATGTAGTCTTTGGTGAAGTACCACGGTTCGTTGACCGGGGCGATAGCGACTTCGATTTCAAGGGGGACTATGATCCAGTCGTGCAATTCACGGATGCGCTCGCACATGATGTAGTGGTGAATATCGAGCACATACTGCAATTCGTCGGGGTGAATGTTGCTGTTAATGGAGTCATGAATCTGGCCAACAAAGAAAGACCGCCACTTCTCTTTCAGCCGGATTTTGTCCATCTCGACAAGGGACCACAAGAGGTTCTGGAAGCCGGTGCCCTGTGTCGGAGTATTGATGATTTTGTTCTTGGACAGGAAGCCGCCCCGCCGGAAGCCCCACTTGGTTTCGATGTAGCCCTTACGCTGGTACTCCTTAAAGGCGTTCATCTGGTATTCCTTAGTCACCGCGAACCGCGACCAGAACTTGTTCTTTTCGTAGTCTTCTAGATAGGCCTCGAAGTCCGCGTGGTTCCTGATGCCCTTGTTGTCGAGATGCTGCATGAGGGTAATACCGTTGCCACCAGCTACAGGATCATGCAGACATATCTTCTTGGGTAGGATCATTACATCCCACATCTTGCGGGCGCAGCTCTTGTAATATGATCCGTAGAACTCGGCGAAGACCCAACCGGCTTTGATGTCCGTCCGCATGGCCTTGGACACGTACTCCTGGCCGTCCAGCATAAAGAGATCGACGCACTGGTCCCGGTGCATGTCCGTGGTCGGGTCGTTCACATAGTCGATGAGTACCGGGTCCAGGCAGTGACACGCAAAGATGCGGACTTCCAGAGAACTGTAGTCCGCTTCACAGAAGTGAAAGCCTTCGTCCGGTATGATGCCCTTGCGTACATACTGCTTCGCCAGGGGGTCGCGCTTGGGGAGGTTCTGGAAGTTGGGTTCGGATGAACTGGACCGGCCAGACCGGGCCACATGGAGGTTGAAGCTAGGGTGAATGCGTTCGTCCACGGCCAGCTTTATGAACGGACTGACGTAGGTGCTAAGAATCTTGCCCGCCTTACGGTAGGCCAGCATATTCTTAGCGAACCGCGACCCAATCTCCTGTAAGATCTCCTTGTCCACGGCCTCCTTGTCGGCCCCGGTGCGCTTATCGATCTTGTAACCCATGACGTTGACCAGCAGGTAGCGCAGGTCATCAGAAGAATCAAGGCGTAGTTGCCGGCCCGTTTCGCGCGTGAACAGTTTGGCCTCACGGCAGTTGAGCAGGCGCTCGGACAGCTTGGCTATTTCGGCTTCAAGGTTGGTAGCCTGCTCCTTGTAGAATGCCCCGTCTGTGCGGAAGCCTCGTTGGGAAATACGGTTCAGGACCACGGCCCCGCGCTTAAACAGGTCATCGACGGCGAGGTATCGGGGATCATCGCGTCCTTGTGCCTCAATGTATTCCCGCTGGTCAACGAACAGTCTGTCCGTGAATATGCTGTCCAAGCCGCCGTAGTGCAGAATGAGGGGCTTCGGGGCGCGGTGAATGTTGTTGTAGGTTCCCTTCGACTTGAGGTAGACGTCCACCGGGTCATCGTACCCGTGGACACCATAGCGGAACCACGCCTGATCTTTGAGGCCCTTGGTATTGCGCTCGGTACAGATGATATGCTGAGCCACCATGGTGTCGCTGAGCCACGGGGCTACCAATGCGCCCAGGTGCTTGGCGGCCCAACCATCCTCCATCGACATGTTGTGGGCCACCTTGCCTATCCGGCGGTGCTGTAAGATGCGGTGTACGTGTTCGTCAATGATCCGTGCTTGCGCGTCCGACCAATGCCCCGGCCAATGCAGCGGAAAACTATAGGCGAAGCGAGAAAGGGGCGTTTTGAAGGACATGGAATACAAGACGGCGTCGGGCCAATGCGGTTTGATGCAGTTCGCTTCGTAATCGTGTGTGAACCGTGACGGCACTTTGGCGATGACTTCTTGCAAGACGCTGGTAACGTCCTTGAACTCCGTAAGCACCTGCACCATGGAGTCGTAGTCCACCACCTGGGGCGGGGCAAAATCTATGCAGTCGTAGACGGCTTCGTAACTGAAGTCATAGACCATGCGCAGGTTCTGGTTGAAGTCATTGGCGACCATGTGCTCCGGGGCATAGATAGCAGTGACCCACGCTCCGTTCTTAGTGTCCGGAATGCGTTGGTTCATGTACCTTTCGACGTTGAGGTACTGATGCCCGGACCCTTCCGCCCCATAGAATGACTTCAGGGCCGCGTTGCCCATGAGAATGACGGTTTTGGGCTTCAGATCGCGTAATACTTTCTGTAATACAGGCCGGCAGGCGTCAATCTCGGCGTCCGTGGGTTGGCGGCGCTCGCCTTTGCGGTTGTAGGACACACAGTTCACGGCATCCACGCGCCAGCAGTCCCGCTCCAGGTCAATGTCCGACCCACTGAACATTTCTTGGATCAGGGCATGCTCCGGTCCTACCCCGCGCGTCCCGGCCGCATCTTCTTCCGGCGACGGCGACGTGCCCACAAAAAGAACGCCCAGCCGCCCTTGCCCACGAACAGGTATCTGATGGGTTGTGCATCGGCCGGAAAGGCCGCACTTAGAACATGCGGGTGCCAACACCCGTCTGAAGAAATCCATGCGTCCCCCTACTTCTGCATTCCAATTTTCTTGGTAATTCGGTCGTACAGCATGATGGCGGCGGCCCATTCGGCGCTCGCGTCGTCCGGGTACTGAGGTTCAAACAGGGCGTGGACCCAGCCCATAAGACGGTACACCAGTTTCCATCTGTGGGCCAGGGCGAATTGTCCATTTTCTTTCGCAAGGTCTTCACAGTCCTCAGCCATGCCGTGCAGCAGGATGATCCACTGAAGGCCATCCGCCGTCTTTTTGTTCACGGCAAAGACTTCGGCCATGACCTGGGAGAGGGTGCGCTGGTAGGTACGCTGTCCTCCGGTATTGGCGAAGATCCAGTGCCCATAAACGTCCTTGGGGCCTATCATCCGCATGATAGAGCGCATGATGTAAATGAGACGGGCGCGGGTTTTGCGCAGGTCTTCGATTTCATCAGTGCAGTCGTAGACAGCCTGCCCGATGTCCAGGGTGAGCATGTGTGGACGAACATGCTTAGAGGGTACGATTCCTTTCATGCTTAATCCCAATGCCCCATGGGGACATAGCCGAAGTCGGACAGACCTCGGGTGAACTCATCGCGGCAGGAATACCGGCTATCGCGCACTGCATAGAACCGAATGGTGATACGGCGTCCCTGATAATGCACGATTAGCCGTTCAATGCTTATGTGCGAACTTGGCTGATCCGGTACTATGCCGTACTCGGCGAACACGGAAAAGATCATGGGTATGAGGTACATGAGGTCATGGTACGCGGTCAGGCTGACGATAAACAAGTCATGTTCGCCAAGACAGATACCGGCCGCCAGTTCGTGAACGCGCAGCAGAGTCTTGCCGCTGTTTCGTGGCATGAAGGCAGTGCCGACACGCTCGCGAAGTTCCCACATCTCATGGAGTTTTTCGACGTTCGTCCGCATGGCTACGCCTCGAAAAACTCCATGAAGCCGGGACAATTCATCTTTTGGGCATTACGATAAATCCACGGCATCTGGACACTTGTCCCAGGCGGAAGACCGAGTTCGCGTATGATTCCTTTACTCACAGGTTTACGACACAGGCCGCGTTCTACCGTCTTTAATGTCCGTTCCGTGACAAGATTCCACGTCGGACAGTGCATGCAGTTCTCGCATTTGTTCACAACGCCCAATTTAGCGCTCATCTTCTTTTTGGTAAAATGTGCAGCAAACAGTTCACGATTTGTAAGCATCAACAAAATGGTGGCCGCTACCACGAACCTGTCACCCGCACTGCGCACCCCCGTCAAGGTTTCTATCTTCGCCATGACGGCCTTAACTTCGTTCTTTATGTCGGCGCTTTGCTCTTCGTGTTCTGCTGCCTGCTCAGGTGTATCGAACAGTTTTCCATCGGAAGTCTGGTACTTCGGCGTGATGGCCATTTTCGTGCTCCAATTTGCTTCATTTTAGAGGGTGGGTTTGGGGCATGACGCAAAGGCCATGCCCCTGCCCAAACGAGGTGCGTTAGCTCTGTCTCGACTTCAAAAATGCGGACATGCCGCCGCCAGCCCGGCCCTTCTGGTAGGCCTTTTGCCAGTGGATGCGGACGTCATGCCGGACGTTGCTACCATCGGCTCCCTTGGCCATTCCAGGCCAGGAATGCTTGGTGCGCTTCTCGACCACCTCGACAAACCCGGCGTGCTTTTTCGCCAACCATTCGGCCGACTGCCGCTGGATGTCGAAGTTGCGGTAGGCCGAGCAACCGCCGGCCGCGTTGCTGCCCTTGTCATCCTGGCTGTACTTGTAGAACACCCGGTTGGGATGCCCGGCCTCGAGGAAGGACAGAATGATATGGAAGTCGTCGATACAGTATTCGGGGAAGGGCGCAATATTGACGCCGAGGTCCATGTAGGTCTTGCGGTTGAAGGCCCAGCACCGGGACACGCGACCAACATCCTTGAACTCTTCGGTGACTTGGTTGTTCCCGAAGCGCGAGCTGATACCCGTGAAATGGATGCCGCTGTCCAGGGTGTCGTGCATCTCAAGGAACATCTGGTCCACCTGATCGGGAGTCGCCTTGACCAGCTTCATTTCCGGCGTGCGGACAAAGAAGTCAAGATCGTCGTCCAGAATGCAGACGTAGTCGATGCCCTTGCACTGTTCGATGGCCCATTGCCGTTTGGGCGACATGAGCAGAATGTCTTCAGGGGCCGCTACCACCTGGATTTCAGTGGTGCTCAGGGCCTGGGCGTAAGCATCGTATTGGTTGTGCGGAACAACGAAGGTTGTGTATCCTTGCGTCCATGAACCAAGGTTCGCCGGAGTGACTAAACGGTCGGCCCGTCCGGCGGAAGTAACAATGACGTGAAAGGTACTCACGGTATGCTCCTTTTCAAGTGATCCGTCGCCAGTTTCAGGCCGTCAAGGTCCAGGCCCGCATGGTCATTATACCGCGACAGAAAGCTCAACATGGCGATCTTAGCCATTTGGGCGCTGTAAAGTACATCGGTGAGTATGGTAAGCATGTCGCACCGGCCTTCTTGGTCTACGAGCAGAAACCGGGGTTGCATGATACCATCTTCACCCTTGACGACCGCCTTGAACTCTGGAAGATCGCGGGCGAATGATTTTTTATGGCATTCGTACAGCGGAAGATAATGGACAAGAACTCCTTCCTTGGCGTCACTAACATACCACGATGTACCGATTACTAGGTAATTCAGTTTGTTCTTGTAGTGCCTGTAGACGCCGCCGATAACGACTTCACCGTCCATGATGACCCCCTAGCGCGTTAGATCAAGTCCTTCCTTTTTCCACCTCTCCTCATACTCCAGGGGGTTGTATCGCATGATGTAGTTGCCCTTGTCATCAAGTCCGATCGGAACAAGTTTGTTGTGCAGGTAGTTGCGCGGGTTGATCGGTGACCGCAGATTGTTCCATTTTTCCTGGAGCAGAAGCTTCTGCGTCAGGTTGGCGCGTTCAGCATAGTTGCGGCCGATGACGTCGAAGTTATCGTTGGCAAGGCCGGGTTCGACGAGGTACGGCGACGTTTGCTCGTTGTAGACCTCATCGAATTTGAGTTCGACAAGCTGGCCGCTTTGGTGGTAGATCTGACGGGCGCGTTTCACGTGAAACGTGAGCTGGTCACGCGTCCAGTTCTCCAGCGCTCGGTTGTCGGGGAAATCGTCCGGCATGCCGCAGCAAGAGCCAGACGTGCAGAGTTCTTTGAAGTCAGGGTCGGACACGCCAAGGGTGAGATTGTTCTCGCAGCAGAACTTATAGATCTTCTTGATGAACCGCTCCTTGACGTGGCGGTTCAGACGCAGGTAGGTGCCCCGGTCGGGGGAGAGGGCTTGGTAATATTCGTGCAGGTTCTCCACGCCCATGTACTTTGCCAGCCATTTGAACCGCATTTTGGCCCCAGCCGTACAGCGGTTGTCGATGGCAAAGAACTCTGTGGACACGCCGCGAATACCCACGTCCCGGGCACGCTCCAGCAGTTCGTCAAGGGTCGGGTCCGTGATGCCGATCATGAAGGGACGCAGACGCAGAATAGTCCAGTACCCCATCTCGGACAGCATCTTCAAGGCGTTCAGCCGGGCCGTGGGTGATGGTACACCGACCTCTACTTCTTTGGCAAGGGCGTCGTCCGCCGTGATGATGCTTACCTGGAAGGCGAAGTTACGCTGCCCGGAGAACCGTTCGAATATCTGGCGGTACTCCTTGCGGAACACGGTACCGCCCTTGAAGCTGAACAGGGTGGGGTAGTCCATGTCCCCGAGGGCTGTCAGCAGTTCACGGGTAGAGCCGGCTGTCCGCTCGAAGTTGCAGAACGGGTCGGCCAGCCCGCCCCAATGGAGCAGAAACCGGCGTTTGTAGAAGTGCTCATAGAGAAGGCGGTGGTGGCCCTTGGCCCCTTTGCCGGTCATAGCCTGGATCATCTTTTGGGTATCCACCGTCTGAAGGCCCAGACCACTTCGGGACGGATTGATACACTTCTGCATGTAGCTGAAGCAGTACAGGCAGCCGAGCGCGCAGAAGGACTTATCGTCAAAGCTCAGGGGCATGGAACAGTCGGGTATCTCCGAGGAAATGCGCGGGGACTGATACCCCTTGCCAATATCCTCGCCCCTGATACCCTTGTTCTCCACGACCCACCGGAGGGCTTCTTCGCTTATGTCCTCTGTCTCCCTGTGTTCGATAGCCATGTCAGCTCCTTACTTATTCCGATCTTCAGCCGGGTAGCCAAACGCCTCGTCAAGCAAGGTGCGCACTTCATCGACAAGGCTTGCTGCGACACCCGGGGCATCTTGTTCTTCGGCCTCGATATGCTGACGAAGAGTAACCTCGAAATCTTCGAGAAGCTTCACCTGTCTCGGAGACAAGGCCGCCTCAATAGTCATGGCCTCCGCATTGAACTTCAGCTTGCCGCTGACCAGTCCATCCAGCAGGGCCAGGAAAATGCGGATGTCACGCACGGAGTTCTCGCCACGGGCAATGCCGTTAGCGTTCTGGCGCTCGCCCATGCGGGACACTTTGAAGAACTTTTGAAAGATGCGCCAGTAGCGTTTGGGAGGGATGTAGAACGCCACCTTGGTATCCACGACGCCACGGGTAGTCGGCGCGGGACAAGCAGGCTCGATCATGGGTTCGGGTTTAAGCATGGAGACTTCGAGGGCGCGGGTTGCTTCTTTGGACAGACCTTCCGCCTGTTTGTTGAACCGATCAGCCCGTGACGATTCGGTTCCGCCAATAGCGCCGAGGATACCCATGGTGGCTCCTGTATGTGAACGGGGGCACGACGGCCATGCCCCCGGTTGTGTGTTCTACCAGCCCTTACCTTCGCGGGCGCGGCGCTGTCGATTAGTGCCGACACCCGGTCCAGGGGCTCGTTTTTTGGCTCGGTGCCCCCGGGGGTGACCCGGGGCAAGGTCGGCCAGCATATCGAGCGGCAAACGGGCAACTTGCCCGGCTATCGCGCCCACGGCAGCAAGGGCGGCCAGGGCCGGCGACGTGCTATGGCCGCCGACGAGTAAAGAGCCCCGTCTCGTCATGCCCTTGGGGAGTTCCCCCCGCTGCAACCGCCCCAGCGCCTCGATTTGCTCTTCCTTTGGAAGGCTGCGTACGTGTGCCAGCACTTCTTCCGGCAGATCGTCCAGGTTTATCGACATCGTCGTCCTCCTTACCCGTGCTGCCCAGGAACCCACGTGGTGCCTTCAGCCCGAAGAATCCGTATATATCGAACTTTTGGGCCTCAAGCAAGTCGTAGATTTGCGGGGCATGGTGCGGCCGGCATTTGAAGTAGTTTACGATCTTCTGGATGACTTCCTTGTAGGCGTCCGTCTCCTTGCCCTTCTCGGCCTTGATGTAGTTCATCCGAGGCGCGCGGGACAAGGTCGGGGTGAGCCAGTACAGCACGACGGCCCGCGCCCACTTCGGCAGTTTGGCAGAGAGCCGGTTGTAGGCGGCGGCCCCTTCAAAGCCCTGGGCCGCCATTGAGAGGAACCGCGCCTGAATGTACGTCTCGTTGCCGTTGCTGTCCGTGGTCACCGGGCGACCCTTGGTGAAGTAGTTCTGAATATCACCGAAAAAGTCAGGTTTCGGCGTACTCACACCCTCTTCCTCAAGGGCCACCGGGTTAGCCATGGCGATCCCAAGCGTGTCGGTCAGGCGGCCATACTCGGCTTGGGGCACTTCTTTCTTACGCGGCGGCATGTAGACCTCCTACGCAAAGTCGTGCGGCGCGCCGAGGATATCCATCAAGGCGCAGCAGCAGGCCGTGAAATTGAGTTCACGGTCGGGAATGGTAGAGTCACGCCCCAGGTACTCGGCCAGAACGACAACCACCCGAGCGGCATCCGTGCCGCTTTGCTGGGCAATGAGGGGCACCAGTTTGTCGAACAGGATTTTGTAAATGAAGGTGAAGTCGGACAGCCCGGCCCAATACCGACGCAGCTCGCCGACTTTGCCATCAAGCAGGAAGTTGAGGACCGTGTCCGGGTCAATATTCAGGGCGGCAATGGACGCCGCATTAAACGTGCCGGACAAGGAGCCCAGGTGCATGGAGTTGAGGATGGTACGGAAGTCCGGGTAGAAACGCTCGACCAGTTGGCCCACGGCCGCCCGGTCAAACGTCACGCCCTCCTTCCGCAGAATGCCGCAGGCGTGCTTCTTCATGTCGGCCAGAGGAAACTGGCTGAACTCAAAACACATGCAGCGGCTGATAATGGCATCATGCATCTTGTCGAAGTGGTTACACGTGAACAAGAAGCGGCACGTGGATTGGTAGGCCTCGATGGTATTGCGCAGAGCCTTCTGGGCATCCAGGGTCAGGCCGTCCGCTTCGTCAAGGAAGACTATCTTCAGGTCCTTGCCGGGCATGGGGGCCGACGCGGCGAACTGCTTCACCTTGGTCTTCATGATTTCCACGCCACGGTCGCCGCTAGAGGCGTTTAACTCCAAAACCGCACACGGAATGGTTTCGTACAGGATCTTGGCTACCGTGGTCTTGCCGGAGCCCGCCGGGCCGTGCAGCAGCAGGTGTGGAATCTCGTCTTGGGTAATGAAGGATTCCATTGCCGCGCGGGTGGGCTCCCGCATGACCATGTCGGCGAGGTTGGTCGGGCGATACTTCTCGTACCAGATGAAGGATTCGATGGACATTAGGCACCTCCGCTCGGACGGGCGACGGCAGGGAGAAATCCCCAGAGGTCCATGCCCTGGCAGATGATGACCGGGTACTTGGGGTTCGCGGCCATCATCATGAGCGGGGTTCCTTCGCCGCTGGACGTGGCTTCCAGACAGGCTTTGACGTGGGCTGCATTGACCTCAAAAGACAGCGGCATAATCTCCGCTCCCTCAGCGACGGTCACGCGGCCGAACTGGACGGTGAACTGGTTCTCGGTTTCCGCGCCGCAGACGACGGAGCAGGTGCCCTTGCCGTTGTTCGCGTTGATGTTTACCGTAACGGTGGGTTTCTTGAACAAGCTGATGTTCGTGGTCAGGTTGCCTTTGTTCAGGTCGTCCAGCTTGACGGAATAGACCAGGGCATCCTTGACGGTGGCAAGGGCGGCCGGGTCTTCAGGCATGGTCGGGACGGCCTCGGCACTGGAGAGCAGGTACTTCAGGCTGTTGCCGGCCCCGCGCATGATGAGGCGGTTACCTTCGATGCCCATTTCGATCTGGCCGTCGCCGAATGAGCCAAGGGCCTTGATAAGCCAGTCGAGCAGACTGATGCCCAGGTTACCAGCATTGAGGGTCGCCTCGAAAGGGGCCGCGACGGACAGGAGCAGGGTGTTGGACAGGTCGAGGGCCTGAACACACATGCCTTCGGGGGTCGTTTGAAGTACGCAGTCCTCAATGACGCCCCCGAGGTAGACGCGTTTGAGGAAGGTTGCCATATCCTTAGACTTGACGCTGATCATGCTTTCCTCCTTGGATTGAAAAGGCCCTGCCCCTGGAACATGGGGCAGGGCCTAAACCTAACTCATCCACCCGATGCGGGTGAGCTAGGCAGCCGGGGCCTTGGCGGTGAAGACGATCTTGACGCGCTTGGCGTCGCCTTCGCCTTCGGGGGTCTGCACGACCTTGTGGCCTTCGCGGTTGATCAGCCAGGAAATGTGGCTCTTCAGCTTTTCCTTGGCCTTCGCGGCGTCCTTGGTGGGGTGCTTTTCCATGAGCACCTTGATGACGTCGTCGGCGTAGCAGGGGCCGGCGAGGAACATTTCGTCGATGTCGGCGGACATGGAGCCGATGACGTGACCGAGGGCGTTCTTCTCGCGCACCGGGGCGGACGGGGCTTTCTTGGCCTTCTTGGCAGCGGTCTTCTCGGCGCAGACGGTGTATTCGTCGTTGCGGCTTTCCTTGCAGGACCGGCAGAGCTGGGCGGCGTCGTCGCAGTTCTTGCCAAAGTCGGCGCACTCGGACTTGTAGCCCTTGTCACCGGGCTTCTTGGGGGCCTTGGGCTCCTTGGGGGCCTTGGGCGCGGCCGGAGCCTTGGGGTCCTCCGGGGCCTTGGTGCCGTCGCCTTCGGAAGCGCCCTCGGTGCGCTCGCCCTCGCCCTCGGCGCTGGCCGGGGCCGCGAAGTACTCGTCCGGGATGCCGTCGTACACGGTGCGGATCTTTTCGTCCAGGCCCGCGTAGTCGGCATCGGGCAGCGCGCCGACCACGTGGACGAAGGCGCGGATGATGTCGGGATCGAGAACCAGGGTGGCTTCCAGGCCCAGGTCGCCGATGGCCTTGGAGAAGTTGGACTTCACGTCGTCGGCCTTGACGGCCACGGTCTTGATCTTGTTTTCGAGCGAGGCGTTCAGCTTTTCGACGGCCGATTTGATGGCGGCGTATTCCATGGTATCCTCCCGCTGTGGGGTTGGTTGGAAGTTATGGGCGGCCCTTCCGCCCCGTGTTGCTAGTGTCAAAGTCATAATACCCCGGGGCATGCCCAAAAGCAAGGGAGTACCATGACGATTTATGCAAAAAGTTGCCAGATTTTTAGGCCACCTTTCCCATCCTACTGTCAAGAATGTACTTTCCGCAGTCAAGGCGCTGGAGTACTGAACAACATGTGTTGTCGTTACAGGACGCAAATCGGTGATATAGGTTGCTGAGGCGCATAATGCCCTGCGACTTCTCTTCCTTGGTTTGTGACAGGCCCACCATGAAGTCAACATGGGCCGCCTTGCCGATGTACCCGGACACGTCGTCCTGCCCGATGTCGTCAGCAGTCAAGGATTTGAGTTTGCCTTGCGTGGCCGTGAGTGTAAGTGCATTCGTGGTGTCCGCCAACCACTTCAGTCCGAGCCACGTAGCGTCGATGCGCTGGATAGAATCAACCTGCCCTTTATCTTCCGGGCCTTGGATGTCCGCGTAGTCAGAAATTATGATGTCACACACGTCGCCAGAATCTGCGAGGTACTGCCAATCTCGGTAGAGCGTTTTGCTGTTGGCGGTGTTGGCGTCATACTTCTTAAGTATGATGTCGCCACCGGCACTGGCCCCGAAACTTTGGGTTATGCGTCTAGCATCCGTCGTTTTCAGCCGGGGAAACTCCGTGAGCGGAAAGGACACACAGGGCTTGTGCCCGCCATCCTTGACCCGTTCACAGACATTGCATGCCATGTACCGGGGGTTGCTCCCTTTGCCGTAGGGCTCCTTGTTTATGCGGAAGGTCTTGATGCACGTGCCCTCGCGGTTGGACAGGCAGTCGAACACAGGCATGTTCAGGGCCGTGTTGTCGCCGTAGACGCCGCCGCTGATATTCAGCAGCAGGCGGTCGAACCATTCATCCTCTTTCATCTCATGCAGGGCGACGAATACCTTGCGCCCCCTCAGCACGCCCAGGACCGCTGATTCCATGAGAAAGTTGGATTTGCCACGTTTCATGGGGGCCAGGAAAGCGCCCAGCCATCCACGCCGACAAGGGCCGATCAAACGACCCACGGCCCCGGGGTACTCCAGTACGATGCGGCTGTCGCTGGTTTCCTCGTCCGCGTGTGTTATCTTCACATAGCTGGTGTCCTCACGCAACCGCCAGAAGCCGTTCGTGTGCCCGTTGAGGGCATGAGGCTTAAAGTTGTTCGCCAGAGCGTAGGCATCTTCCGTTTTGCCCATGACGATCATACTTTGGATGCGGCTGATATGCGCCTCCAAAGACTTCTTCTTGACGAACATGTCCGCTTCGTCGATGTAGAACTGTTCATTGAACGATGCCTCAATCTTGGCGTAGTCCGTGGACAGCATCTCAAGGAACGTAGCGATAAGGTCCGCTTCTGTTTCGCTCAGTTCATCTTGCAGGACTTCAAACAGCGAGATGACACTTTGCTTCGGGGAGGCGTGGTACTCTTCGTAGTATGCCACGCACTTCACAACAAGGGCGCGCATCCACGTCTGTTCGAACATGTTGAAGTCGAGTATCGGCACAATCTGCTGGCAGAACGTGTCCGACACGATGAGGCCGGTGATAATGATCTTTTCATGGCCTACTACCTTCTGCAAACGCGGGTTGCTACTCAGACTCATGAAGCCAGCTCCTAGTCGCGGGGTGCGTAGATGTCGAACACGGTGGTTTCGTCGTCGGCGCTGTCTTGCTGGACAACACCGGACTTCAGCATGGAGGCCTCGATAGCTTTGAACAGAGAGTCGCAGTGCATGGTGGCTGGGGTAACGTCAATCCGCTTGGCCCAATGAGCCGATACCTCTACGGCCTTGCGCATGATGTCGATAGGGCCGTAGTTGAGCATTCTGAACCGTTCTTCGTACTTGGCGTAAAGGGCAAAGATCTTTTCAGTCGATTGAATAAAACTGTTCATGTCCCGGGTATCAAACTGAACCGGGTTGTTCCTGAGATGGTAATAGCGATACTGCTTGATTAAATTCTGTGTCAGATCGGGATGGTCATCAGCGCGCTGGGTTATCGAACCGCGCACGTCGTTGTGCAGGGCCGCCAGAAACCAAGAGCGCCCAAAGCCGTTGCGCCCGCCCACCCGGTTAGGATTGAATAAGAAGGTGTCCAGGCCCACCCCGTCGCGGAGCACTGGGTCGGCCAGGGCAAACGCGTCGATGGCCTTGCGCACCTCGGCCACGCTGTAGGCCCGCACGTGACAAGGATCTACATCTTGCAGGCCCTTGAACAAGGTGCCGCCCATGAGCTTCTTGAGGTCCGTGATAAACCGCCTGACGGTGTTCGTCGGCGCGGAACCCTCAGACGGGATCTTATGGGTCCGCAAGGTGTCTTTGCTGTTCCAGTATTCAAGCAAGTAGCGTTCATGTTGGGCAAGGGTATTGCAAGGGGCTTCTTGTCCTGTCTTGGCATCAAGGACTGGTTTGCGTTTGAACAAGGGTGTTTCACTGGAGGCAAGACCTTCGGGGACACGACGCCTTGTCACAGGGGGCGCAGCCGGCGTGCAGGTGGTTCCGCTCGGAACCACCGGTTTCTTCGAAGAAGAAACCTCTTTATTGTCTTTGATATTGTCTAAGTAAGAGGGACGGTAAAAGTCACCGGGGGTGGCGGTAATTTTTACCGCCGGGGGTAGCGTGACCTTGTACTCGGTAATCAATTGTTCAATAGCGGCTTCACGACCTGCGGTGATGAAATTGTCCCACTCCCGCATTACGGCCTCTTGCTTGGCGTCCTCGTATTCTTCGTAAGAGTCATAGCGTTCGTGCCATGCGTCCGTGTTGACGCTCATGTAGGCGGCGTCAAGTCTCTTCAGGACCGCATGATTCACGAAGAAGACACGCCGTAATTCTTCCCTTGCGTGCGACGGATTGCTTACACGAATAAGCAACCCGATGGAATCAAGGTAAGCTATGGCATTGTTCACGGTTTTTTCAGTGCAGCCCAGGCGTTCGGCTATCAGAGGACTTTGGCACCAGACACCGCCATTTGCCCGCTTCCGGTACTTTTTGACAGTGCCTGTGTTCGAGGCAATGAGGCGCGCCACGTGGAAGTAGATGAATGTGAATACTCGGTGGTGGTTGCCTTTTAGGATATGATCCCAGTAGTCAGGAACGGCCCGGTAGCGGGGCCTGTTCGAGGGGTCCAAGGTAAAACTCTGGTCGTACATGGCTTCCATATCCGCGCTCCTTGTCCTCAAACAAAAATGGTCCCGATCACAATAGACCGGGACCATTCTTGTGGTGGAAATCCTAAAGCCGGGGTAGTGACCCGAACCATCAGCGCATGAAAAGTGCAGAATAGCAGGAACGTAGGATTTGCGCGCTGCTGGTGTTCTTTAGGCTTTCCCCATGAGGGGACTTGATTATGGTCATCCATAACCTACATTCCTGCATTATAAGTTGCGCCGTCTGCACTCGGCTGATTGATGTCCCGAACGGGGTCACTACTCCCCGCACGGTGGTGCCTGTTACATGGGCAAAGTATCGCCTACCCGGGCCAGGGTCAACCCATGAAGTCCATTATTTCTTTCCTGATTTCATATGCTGCGTCGTCGTCTAGCTCGCCTGGGTCTTGATCACCCTCCATGCAGTACACCATGGATTCAATTCCCATCATGTCAAGGGAACCAGCAAGCATCTGGGCAAGGCGCTGGGACTTCGGCCCCGGGTCGAATAGAACAGCGGCGTGCGTGACACCCGCGTCCTTGATGGTTCGTATCTGGTCATTGGTGAAAGTTGTTCCAAGGGTGCAGACGGCACCAGAGCCCATGCGCCACACGTCAGTCGGACCTTCACAGATAATGATCTTCCTGCTGGCCTGATCGATGTTGTAGACACAGCTTTTGGAATGAACGACTGCCAATTCGTTGCGGCAGTTCTTGTACCGTGAGGAAAGTTGCCCGGTGACGTCGCGCCCCAGGTAGTTCACAAGCTGGTCGTGCCAATACACGGGTATGATCAAACGATATTTGAAAGGGCCAGAGTAGCCACCCGCGTGCAGGTCAAATCGTTGGACGACCTCTTCACCGTAACCCCTTGACTTCAGATACTCAACGTAAAAGGGCGGCATGTCCCGGGTCGCCCCGGGGGGTAGTGCCAGGGTGCCAGGACGGGCCGTATCGAGCCGTAGCGAGTCATTGGGGGCTCCTGTAAAGTATCCACGGCACAGGGCCTTAGCTTGTGCCCTAGAGAGCCCCAGCGCCCTTTCCAGGTAATCGTACACCCAGCCCTTCGACCGGCAGACGAAGCAGTTGAAGTTACCCGTGTTGAGGTTAAAGCCCAGGTGGTTGGAGCGGTCACCACAGAAGGGACAGTTATAGACACCAATCCAGCCTGGGCTGACGTTGTTACCCTCTTCCTCGAACTTGATGCCTTGGTCCCGGAAGAAACGTCTGATGTCGAAAATCATGATATGCTAATATTCAACTTTTTCGTAATCGGCCTTCCACCACTCATCGATCTGTTCTTTGGTGCCGACTATTTTCACGTCGCCCGCGCACTTGCTTCCCTTGCACATGACATCGATGATGTCCACTACCTTGCCTTGGCCGTTGAAGGTATGGATGATAAGAACATTGTCGCCAATGTCGCCGCAGACAGAACAAACCCAATGGGCTTTTCCTTCAGACATAGTGTCCTCCAAAGGGGGCGCACGGGCCGCCCCCGGTGTCCGACTGTAACATGGTTAGTGCATCATGGCCCGGGCGATTTTGTTGCTGAACATATCGCGGCGGACGGCGCTTCCCACGCGGTGTGTGTTGAACTCGGTCAGCAGGTTGAACAGGTTGACCCGCGAGTACTTCTCGTGGTCGCCGCCCTTGATGGCCCACACGACCTCCTTATCTTCGTCCTTGCGACGGTTGGGAATGAGGTCAATGGTCAGACCGCTGGTGCGCTCGTGCAGGGTGCCCAAGGCGGACTGCTCGCCCTTGTTGAGGGGCAAGGCGTCGAGCACGTTCTCGGTGAAGTCGTTCGTGAGCGGTATGCTCGCCTGGGTCTTGTAGAAGTCGCTGAAGGTGTTGAAGCTGTGGGTCACGCCGGAGATGCGGGCACTCATCTGCTCGGCGTTAAGCGTGCCCACGTGGCGGTGGCGGAACTTCTCGAACATGGTGCCCAGGTAGGCCCCGTTGGAGCAGATGAGACGGTAGATGCCGCCGAGGATGGAGGCGACCCAGGACAGATCATAGCTGTTCTTGATGATGATGGTCGGGTTCAGCACGTCGCCGTCGCCCACCGTGACGTTGATCTCGGGGATGGTGTAGGTGGCAACCATCTTGGCCCCCTCGCGGATGAGGGTGATGCTGCGCTCGAAATGGAGGCCCTGCGCCTTGAGGGCTGACTCGGCGGCTTCCACGATAGCCTCGTGGCGGATCATCTGATACCCGGCCGACACGACGGACACGACGGAGCCGTCTTCCTGATCCACCAGGGCGCGCCAGCCCTCGAAATGGGTCGGGGTCCGCTTGCCGAAGTACAGGGGTTCGGACGCAATGCGTGGGAAGGGCACGTCAACGCCGTTCTTGTAGGTTCTTTGCACAGCTTGCATGTCATGCTCCTATTTGATTATCGGTAAATCCAGATGAAAGCTACCACGGTCACGATTGCCCACGGAACGGTATACGATTTTACCTGTTTACGGGCCAGCCCATAGAAGGCGCGGACCTGTTCTTCCTCATCAATTCCGCGCAACCAAATGAACCGAATGAAGTTGATGATGGTGGCAATGCTGCCGATGACTGCCATGACCCACGCTACCTTTGTCAGAAAATTTTCCATGTCGTACCTCCTATCTGCTAGAGATTGAACCGAGGAAGAACCCTATTAAGATGCACACCCACAAGCTGATGGTGACTGGTTCGCCATGGTAAGTACCGATAGTGATCGGTACCGCCAAAAGGTTTGACACGGATTCCATGATTACTCCTTACTTGTGGTTATGAGCAAGCGCCGCAACCAGAACAAGCCACGCTGTGACTAGGATGACAATTTCTCCCTTGCTTACTACCATTCCAACCGGAGTATTCAGCCACTCAATGAGGGTTGTCATAATTACTTCCTACAGAAATGTGCGGACGAGGTGTTTGGTTTCGTGCATGATGCACACAGCCTCGTCATAGGTCTTGCCCGCCTTGACAAGGATGGACAGGACGTGCAGTTCGCGCATCTTCTTGCTTTTCTCGCGTCCGAAGATGCGCATAATCTCTCCGGGAGCATTGAGAATGATGTTCACCAAGGCGCGGGCTTCGGCTGATGATTGGTGCAGGGCCTCGCGCCGGGCAACGGTGTTGAATGGGTCACCGCGCTCGAAGACATGGTCTTCTAGGCCGCAGCCATTCGCAAGAAATTTCTCGGAGATTGATTCGTAACTACGCGTCGTGTCCATCTGTCCTCCTACGCCACAATGGCCCCGGGCCGGGTGGCGGCTTCGGTCGGTTGAATATCAAGAGCAGCTTCAATGACTTCTAGCTTACTGACGATGGTGTGGGCGAGCTTGTAATCCAGGCTGTCCTGGAGAACGATGTGGTAGACGACCACGCAATCTTTTTGGCCTATGCGGTGGCAACGGTCTTCGGACTGCGCTATGACGCCGGGCACCCAATCCAGTTCGGCAAAGATGACGGTGCTGGCTGCGGTAAGAGTCAGGCCGACGCCTGCGGCATACATGCCGCCGACGAACACACGGACGGACGGGTCTTCTTGAAAACGGTCAACGGAGCGCTGGCGCTCTTGCCCGGACATACCGCCCCGGACGCACACGGCCATCTTGCCAAAGGCATCCATGAGCGCATCCATGACGTCATGGTGGTGGGCGAAGATGACAACTTTCTCGGTGCTTTCCAGGGCCTCTTTGGCAAAGGCGATAATGTCTTCTACCTTCGCCATGGCGGTCAGGTGTCGGATGCGGGCCAGTTCTTCGAAGGCAGCGAACCGCGCTTGGTTCAGCCGTTTGACGGCGCTGCGGAACTTATTCTCTGCCTCTTCGCTCAGTTCCTCCCTTAGTTCGTGGGCGCGGGCCACGGCCTTGTCCAGGGCGCTCTTGGCTGCGGACAGCGAAGCCTTTTCGACTTCCATAAGAGCGGCCTCAAACTTTTCCCTGGACTTCTTTTCAGCCTCCAGCGCCTTGAAATGTGCGGCGCTGCTTGGCGAAATTTCGATGAGCTGCCG